GCCTTCTCCTCTTGAAACTTCTTCACGTGGTACGCATAATCATTTTTGTTCTTTAATATTGTAGTTTGCTTTGATTTACTTCCGTTAAAGAACTTTTCTTTGGTGACGACGCGGTCGTGACAATCAAGAGCTTTTATACTAACGGCTACTCTGTGAATATTAGATATCTCCGTTGCGTGTACTAAGTCTCCACGCATAATCAAAGCATCGCCTTCCCTCAGAGTTGGTACCTCACATATTTCATTGAACAAGAGACCTTCTACAACCGTGCGCGTCTCTTCGTTATCGTTTTTTATAATTGTCGATGTATCTGACGATTCGAACATTTGTGCGCCACGATTAAAAATGTATTGATCAAATACATCAGGCGGTAGCTTGTCAAAAGGAACGACGCGGATATTGGCCTTACTTGTGTCTTCCTTTATCAATGGAATCCAAAAGTTGAGATATTCTTTCGCAATCTGCCACATATAATATGGCTCATGATCTTGATGCCACTCAAAACGAAGCAGTGAATTATCAAAATAACTACCAATACCCGATATAAGATCAATGTTGGCGTTTGTTGTTTTATTAATTTCATCAACAACCGTTGCTAATTTCGGAACAGCCTTATGTGGCCCTCCAGTAAGCATGTTATAGTTTTGGTTGGAGTTACCACTGCTTTCAAACGCTTTTCTGGCTCTGTAGTAGTCAACCAGTATATTATCAATTGCTGGTCTATCAAGTACGTTAGGCACTACAACGAACCCTCTTGTATTAAGGTCGTTGTAGTTTATACTAGACATACTTCCACGTCTGCCTCTTTAAACATTGTCTCGGAAATGTCAAAACTAAAAATTTTAGCTTGTTGGTCGTACCAATCTTTCGACGTAACTACTCTTTTGATTCCACGTTGAATAATTCCCTTTGCACAGTCAGAGCAAGGGTATAAGGTAGAATAAAGAGTGGCGCCGTCAACATCAATATAGGCGTTGTCCAGAGCATTGCGCTCCGCATGAGCGACAAATTTAAGTTTTGTAGGTCTGTCACTGTATCGTTCTTTACAATCATGTACACCTCTTGGAAACCCATTGTACCCCATACTGAGTACTTGCCTCTTATCATTAACAATAACGGCACCCACCTTCGTCGACGGGTCTTTTGACCAACCCGCGACGTGGTGGGCGAGATCCATAAACCGCTGATTCCAATCGGTCATACTTCAACGACCTTGCGGAAATCAAACGTGTCTGCTTGACCTTCGTATCCAATGTAACCACGAGGATTGCAGAAGATACGCGTAGAACCAATCATGTAATCAAACTCGTGGTGCGTATGACCATGAGTCCACAACTTGATCTGTGGGTGATCGAGAATTAATTCAGATAGATCCGAACTATAAGCACCGTTCACAATTACTTCTTTCTCGTACCGAGGCTTCGTTGAAGCCTTTGATGGGGAGTGGTGGCCAACAACTACAACCTTAGTCTCCGCACCAACTCTTGCAATCTCATTCTTGATGAAAGCAAGCATGGCCTTGTGTTCCTCGACAGACTTCTGCGGAGAAAAAGAACTAGGACGTTGTTTGAATTCAACGCGGTGGCGATCCTCGTGAGGAGTCTCATTGAGCCACTGATGATCGGTGACACCCTCAGGCTTGTCCTTGGGAATGTATGCCTTGTAATTAACCATCTCCGACGAGTCATCGATGATTTGGTAATCATTCATCACGTGACGGATACGTGAAAGAGTGATTGGATCCTCTTTGTTCATATCCGTCCACAACGTACCACCAATAAACAAAATGTCATTGATCATAACACTTTCTTTTTCTAGGAAGTGCAGATTGACCAGATAACCAAGGCGATCACGAATGTCTCTAGCAGAAACATTGAAATCACCGTGATAATGTTCATGGTTCCCCATGACATAGACGACATGAGGGAATCTAGCACAGCATTCTTGAAAGAACGTATGGAATTTATTAGATTTGTCATTTTCACCTCTGATGTTGTATGAGTCACGCTCTGCTAGATCCTTAACAACACAGATGTCCCCACTAAGGATGAGCACATCCGTGTCGCCAGCATTTTCAATCGAGATTGGACCAAACTCGAGATGGATATCACTCACTACTTGAATTTTCATATTGCACCTTGTGAATTAGTTTTTCTCCCATCCAATAGGAGCTACTTTCGTTTCTATCGTCTGCCAATTGTTTGAGCATGTCTTGCAACTGCTCTTTTGTTACCACCTGAGCATCCATGATCTGCTCTCCAAGCCACCGCTGTGTAACTTCATCAAAGCTACGATCATGTTCTGTACACACTAGCTCATCCATTGCATGCTCAAGCGTTTTGGCTTCAATAGCATACTTCATACGGAAAGTTGACAAAGTATTAATTAGGAAGATTGGCATGGAATACCTCTTTAGGAATGTCTTTGAGAATCTCATTATACTTGAACTTTGACATATTGTCAATGGCTCGAGCTGGAGTCAGGAATAAATTCATTGTGTCCGGGCTAGGAGTCGATGGTTCATAAATAGACCGTAAGTGTGAGAACGCCTCCATTGCGTTGCTGTATGTTACGAGTTGGTCATCATGAAGAAGATGGAATCCACCTCCCTCATATACACCAACGGCAAGGTGTTTGTTATTGATACTGAAGACGTATCCGTCTGGGGTTTCGTTAAATTTAAGCATTTGCATATTGTACCACGTCCAAAAGATATGGTCAACATTACGAAAAGGAAAAGAAATGTTCAAAAAGTTACCGTTTTTGGTGCTTTTTGTTATGTTTGCATCATGGGCTAGCGCACAAGCAGAGCCAATAGTGACTGACTCGACTTCGAGAAGCACATCAAATTCAATCAGCGAGACAACAGTTAAGTCTCCGCCTCCATCAGCAATTGCTCCTGCAATCACATCTATCAACTCCGATCTATGTACGGTTGGTGTGTCCGGCGCCGTTCAAACGCAAATCTTAGGTTTTTCATCTGGTTTCACAACACGTGACATGAATTGTGAACGACTAAAACTTTCTAAGACTCTCTTTGATATGGGAATGAAAGTGGCAGCAGTGGCAACAATGTGTCAAGATGAACGGGTTTTCCAAGCAATGATGGATGCTGGTACACCTTGCCCAATCAACGGCAAGATTGGTGAATCTGCTAAACAGGAGTGGGATGCAACTCCGCAACGTAAGCCAGGCACACTAAAGGTGGTAAATGAAAAAGATAATAGCAACTCTTCTGGCAATTGGTTCACTAATCTGTTCCGCTCAAACGCCAACGAGCAACCTACCGACCGGTAATCTCACATCACCCAACCTGGTATACTCAACAGTTAATCCGTTGAATGTACCAACAGGAACAACACCACCCTACACGTGGTCGGGGTTCACTACGACTACCTCAACGGGAGGTGGGACAACCGGTGGTAGCCAGCCAGGGTACAATACAACATCTGGCACGTTTATGTTTGGGTATTCCCAAGCAACAATCAACTACAACTATGCGCTAAGCACCGCTCTCAAGAATAGCGGTATGACATGGTTAGGTTATAACTATTCTTGGGACTACTTGAATCAAGATTACTCTCGCGGTTCTTTGACGGCTCAGGTCGTATTCAATGGTACAGACGGTACAGCTCTGCACACAAAGAACTGGACAATGGGAAAAACAACAGACGGATGGACACGTGTAAGCGGTGCTGAGTCTTTTACAGATCCATTACTCGTTTCAACAATCAATTCTTTCAATCTAAGTTTTACCGGTAAGGACGATAGATTTTGGGCAGGGTACTATGGACCGCAAGTAAAGAACATTAGCTTATCTGTTAACTACACGTTCGATCAGTGCTCCGTCAACCCTCTAAGTAGTCCATCATGTCCTGGGTATGAGGCTGCGTACCTAACACAACAATGTACAGCAAATCCTCTCTACAGCGCATCATGTCCTGGCTATGCTGCAGCTTACAAAACACAACAATGTGCCGCAGACCCGCTTTCAGCTACCGATTGTCCCGGGTACGCAGTTGCGTACAAGAACCAACAATGTACACTAGATCCTCTATACGCTACTGATTGTCCTGGTTACGATCAAGCATACCTCAATGCTCAGTGTATAAAGGATTCTCTATACAGCACAAAGTGTGAAGGATATGCTACAGCATATGCAATCAAGTATCTAACAAATCTTGACCCTGCTGTTACGACTGCAGTCAACTCACAACTGACAACGACCGTTGAAGTTGCAAAAGCAGACCCAGCAAAAGTCACCGTTGTTAACTCAACTGTCGATAGCGTACTAAGTACTCCTTCAACAACATCTGCGACATCCGTAACTTCTGTTACGTCTGTTGTTAATCAACCGCCACCTCCGCCGCCTGGAGCCTCACCAGTAGCCACAGCCGCAAACGCTGCTGCTGCCCCACCACCTCCTCCTCCTGCTGCTAAACAAGAAGAGAAGGCACAAGATCAAAAGAAGACTGATACGGAAGTTGCTAAGGTTGAAAAGAAGTCCGGTGACAGTAAGGTTGATGCTAAGAAGGAAGTAGCTGCCAAGGCTGTCGAGATTGCAAAGAATGCTGGTAAGGCAACTACACTTGAAGCTCAAACAGCACAACAGGGGTTGTTGGTTGGCTTGATGGGGTATGTTCCTGGGTTCAGCGGGTATCAACAAGCAATGATTCCCGACTCATTGTCTGCAGAAGTGGCACGTGCTTACCTCAAACCCGTCATTGACAACCGTAACGCTCAGCGGCGCTTAAGTGGTGCTAACGAATTGAGATGGAAAGAAATGGTCGATTCACAATATGAAAGATAAACTAAAAGGAAATTAAAATGGCAGAAGAAATTAAAGACGTTAATGCTAAAATTGATGAGGCTGAAGCAGCCGTTAAAAAGTATGCAAGCAAAGATACGGTCATCAGTATTGGTGGATACGAATTCACACCTGCTAAACTGATGGTTGCTTTCACACTCGTATCTTCATTACTTGGTGGTCTGTATGGTGCTTTCGAAGTATATAAAGACTACGTTGGTATGAAAAAGAAGATCGCTGAGTATACAGCACCAGATCTATCTGAGTTTGATAAGCGCCTTGCCGTTATTGAACAAAATAGTTCTAAGGCTGCTGACTACACACGTGATATCAAGACCGATCTAAAGAACGACATTCGTCGTAACGAGACCGTCACTGAACAAGTTGAGCGTAGTGTGAAGCAAGCACAACGTGAGACAGAGGCTGAGATGAAACAAGCACGCAAGGATGTACGTGAGGACCTAGACAAGGCACGTACTGAAGTCAACGCTGTCCGTAAGGAAATGGCAGAGGCGCGCCGTGAGATAAGTCGTGATGTTGAAGCTTTGAAGAAGGAAGTCGATAACAAGATTCAAAAAGCTATTGATAACCCTCTAGCAAAATAATGTATACAGTATACTTTTTGATAGGGTTTATGACATCGTGGGGTTGGTGGTCAGCTGGTAAAATACAAAAAGCAGTTGACGGCAACCCAGTCCCACCGCTAGCGATTGTTCAGCAGGAAGAGGTGAAACGGTAATTATGCCTTGCGACCAATGTTATATTTGGTAACAAGACTCCATTCGTTCTTCTCTTTGTATGGTATGATCTTTATTTGAGACATCGGTGCAACAGGTGCCGATGTCTTTTCTTTTTCCACTAGCGTCACAAGTCCCCACTCAGCCAATAGATTAGAAATTGTATTACGACGCGCTATATCTTCCTCAGCAAAGTTTGATGGCTTACCATCCAGAGCAAACAACTCTTTGAAGTGTACAATATAATACAAGCCTTGTTTGTGAAGAATATGACACGACTGATACAGTACTTTATCCTTCTTTGATGCAACGCCAATACGCGAAAGAGTTTCACGTACTTTCAAGAAGTCTTCGTCTATATTAAGTTTGACCTCTACTAATGTCTCCAGTTTTATCATCATTCCCACCACGCTGTAGTTTTTGTTTTATGTAGTGTAGGTTTGATGCTGTTAGTACGGTCAGCGCTTGTTGTGCCTTCTCTGTGCTGTATCCATAAAATAATTTCACAAGCTCTATACTTTCAACATCTTCTTTCTTCACCCACTTTGCGAACCTTTTACCAGGTCGAACAGTATTTAGAAGATAGTGATATTGGAGTTTATTATCAGCCTGCACGCGGTTCATCTCATTTGCATACAGAATTGTTTCTGGAAAATAAGAAAGCGACTTGTTTATCACGTATGGAACGTATGATGTTTCCGAAACTTCAGGATCTCTCAGTAGATCCTTTTTTGTGTAGTTGATACTATTAACAAAATCAAACGGGTTCATTACCAATGCCTTATGACGCCTGCTACAATGAAGCAGTTTGTAACAAAATAACTAACAACTAAGATGGTACGAATGATCGCAACCATATCTGCCTCTTGCTGATTTTCCGAAGCCTTTTCTCCAATCGCCTTTGCCCAAAGTCTCCACATCAGGTCAGCATCCTAATTAACCCAATAGAATCTATTGTAGTGAGCAAGAGGTAGTTAGCCAACATGCCAAATGACTTTCGAGTATAAGCAGCCCAAGCATAGATTGAACAGCCAGTAATCCAAATAGGATACAACGTGAGAAGAGGGGGACTTGGCACGGTGAGGGCCATTGTGATACTGCAGCCAATGCTAATAGCCCAAGCAAGCAACTCAAGAGCAAACCGAACGCGATTAGAATGCCAATCATTCTTTATCCAATCAAATATACCTAAAATTATTGTTTTCATCTTTTGTTATGCGAGAAGAAGTTGACTAGCGTCAGCCTCGTTCCTTTTGTTAATGGTGTCACTTCATGGTATATGTTTGAGGGGTAGAGGACAACATATCCCTTCTTCTGATCAATTGTAAACGTACTTGATGTACTGTGATCATTGTAGAAAAGTGTTTGGCCGCCTTCAAACTCTTCTTGATTTTGTAGGTAGACGACAGCAGACACAAATGGTCCGTGCTGCTCACTTATTCTGTCATGGTGTCTCTTAAAGAAATCACCAGGACCATATCTGAGAAGTTCCCAATCGTTTGTGTAGTAAAGATTGGGATACTTAAAGTGTATTTCGTTTCTTCGAACTACAAATGATGTCAGCTTTGATATGAATGAGTCTTGCGTTTGAAACGGTAGATAGATTCTATCAGACTTTCGTTTGCTATGATCTGCTACATCTATGTTCTGCCTGTTTCGTATGACAGCTGGTTCGAAAGACGCATCCCTGTATCTATCACAAAACGCGTCGACTTCTTGTACTGAGAACAACTGCTCATAGACAAGACTCTCACGTGTAAACATTACACAAGTTCTTCAACAATACCAAGAACTTCCGCAGCAATCAAAAAGATCCCTGCTCCAACAAAGCTATGAGAGAGCAAAAGAAAAAGGCCTGCAACAATGCGCAGTCCGCTTTTTATAAAGCTAATGTTTCTGTGCCAAATCGGATCGGGGATATTTTCGTCTAGCATTACCACCTCAGTTAAATGTACACTCAACCATGATTTCTGTCAGGCAGGCTGCAAGGTTGATTTCATGGTCAACAACAAACGCAGCTTGATATTGGTATTTAGAGAGTATGAGGACGAGCTGGGCAACGGACGGCGAATCCATCAACGTGTGCGCGTGATCATAGAACTTACGGAAGAACGTTGGGGCATCAACATCTGAATTCTCACCAACCCACTTACGGACATTTGTAAATTCTTTGTTCTTCAAAAACCCAATAAGCTGGTTAAACGATTCATCCTGCAACGATGCAAGAACCCCGACGTCAATCTTTCCCGTTGCTGCATATCGTTGTAGTTCGTTGAGGCATCGGCGCCAGTCGGGAAAGTGTTTCTCAATCAATCCAGCAACTGCCTTTGGTTCAAATTCAACCTGTTCGCGTGAGAGAATATCAACAACGCGACGGTAAAACTGAACAGCAAGCTTTGGCTTTTCTTCTTTTGGAATGACAAAATCAACAACACTACACCGTGACCACAATGGCTCAATCAACTTGTTTTTGAAGTTGCATGTGAGGATGAATCCACAGTTCTTACTGTACGACTCAATAAAATTGCGCAAGGCTGGCTGAGTGCTGTTCGCATTGAGGTAGTCTGCCTCATCTAGAATAACATACTTACGGCCTCCAGAAAAACTAACGGTAGAAGCAAAATTAAGAATATCGGTACGAAGAGTATCAATATTACCGTGCATACTACTGTTAATAATAATGTAATCAGCATTGAGCTGATCCAAAAGAGCACGTGCAACAGTGGTTTTGCCAACACCAGCACGGCCAGTAAGCAACATATTAGGAACAGAACCCTCATCTACAAACTTCTGAAACGTTTGTTTCAGTGTCTCTGGTAGGATTGTATCGGCAATGGTGCGCGGGCGGTATTTCTCCACCCACAGAAAGTCTTCTCTCATCTTCACTCGCTAAAAGAGGAATGATTGGCATCTGCCATAATCCAGTATTCTACATCACTACACTTAAAGTGTGCAATGTTTTTTGAGGATATCTGAACCTCATAATCGCCTGGTAGGATTTTAATGTTCTCTGCTTTGAATGCAAACTTAAATGAATGATTACTCAAACCAACATCAATCTTGAACGTATCGCTTGTCGGATCGGAGGGTTTTCCAACACCAAGCAATATATTCTCACCATCACCCTCAACGATAATGTGTGTCGATTGAAGGGCACCAAGAGCACGAATTGTTGACTGCAGAGCTTCGCCACTAAGGTTAAAACACACTTCAGGATTATCTACCTTTGGTGTCTTGGACGGAGGAGCAACAATCAGGTCTGGATCTGCATATGTGTATTCGACCTTTTGACGTCCCTGCTTAACGAGCACACGTGTATCATCGAACTCCAACTCCGGCTCAGTAAAGAGAGACAACACACCTAAAAAGCGTGAGAGGTCGAACACGGCAAACTCACGAGGAAGCGTCTCACGGAGCGTTGTCCTTGCAAGGATCGTTTTCTGCGCAGCAATTGTTGACTGAACAGTTCCTTCTCTAAACAACATTGAAGGGTTAATCAATGCAAAGTTTTTAAGAATTTGCATTGTACGATTCTCTAGTTTCATTTCTTGTTCTTTCCCAACTGATTAGCGTCAGCGGTTGCAGGTGCACCAATCGATGCCAGGTCTGCAAGACTTCCACCAAACACATAACTACCAACATGGTTCATACTCATCCATGGGCACAGCCAAACCTTGGAACCCATCTTCTCAACGTTATAGCAGAACATATAATCTTCTGACAGGTAACGCTTGCTTACGGGATCGATAATACAATCAAAGTATGCATGGATTTCACGTGAACCATCAAACGCTGCTGTGCGGATATGATCTGGCTTATAGGAAAGGTGAGGATACGCTTCCTTGTATTTTTCAAACGTCGCACGACGAATCATCATGAAGCCAGTACCAATCTCCATCACCTCGACCGGCTGGCCAATCGGAATCTCCTTCTGTCCACCTTTAGGGTTAAACACGTAATCACCAACAAACTTTTCAAGGACATTAGGATCTTCATCCGCGACACCCTTGTCCACAGCAATCTTAATCTTCTCCCAACTAATGCACTTCTTAGGATATGGACCGCCGATAACATCATATGGGCTGTCATCAGACTGCAATGCCATCAGTGCAATGACGTCATTCGGATTGAATCCAATGTCGCTGTCAATAAACATCATATGGGTTGCATCTGAACGCAAAAACTCATCGACGCAGTAGTTACGAGCTCGTGTAATCAACGACTCATTGAACAAGTAGTACAGTTGCAATTGAATATTATACTTTGCACAAATAGCTGCCAGATCAGCAATGCTACGAGTGTACATACCTGCACACATCCCACCGTACATAGGAGTTGCAACAAACAGTTTCTTCTTTTGCAGATCGGTGATCGGCACTTTAATTTCAAACATTATCAATCCTTTTTCTTTGTTGATCCGACAGGACGCCCACGACCACGCTTCACAGGTGCCTCTACTTGCAATTGTTCGTCAATGGGTACACCAAGCTCTTTCAATGCCTCTTGCTGTGCATATGCCTCAGCTTGATACTTTTCATCATGAGCCTTGCCCTTGCCATAGCTGCCATCGTACTTGTGGAGTGCCTCAGCGTTGAAAGAAAGGTACTGTCCAATACGAGTACCGCGCTGAATACGCATTGGACCAACCGTCACATGCATAACACCAGCCATTACCCCGTCATACCCCGTATCATAAAGCCCTGATGTTAAGAATACTCCATTACGGTTCAGCGTGGAACGCGTAATCACCCATCCTGCTTCGTTATCGCCTACGGTAATCATGTTCTCCATAATCACCTCATAGTGCCCTTCTGGGAGGTTATAGTATCCTCCTGCATCTGGTTGAACTTCAAAGGAGCCGCGGTGCTTCTTATCGCGCTCATCGATAATAAACGTCGACTGTGACATCTTAAACACCTTACCCAATCGTAAGTCAACTGCGTTTGGTTGGACGTCACCCTCTTTGACGTTTGTCAGAGTCGATCGACTCTGCGGACCCATAATATGCTTCATTGCCAGCTCTCCATAATACTACTCATAACACTCACTGTTCTATATTTTAAATATTGTAAGTCTCCATCATTCATGAGGACTTTGTCAACGAGATGATCGTCAAAAGCTCGCTCCGTAATATGACCGTCATAGTCATACTTTGGTCGAATAATCTTAATCATCTTTGCATTCAGTCGACTCTTAACAAAAGAGTACTCGTTATCAAACCGCATGTCTGTAATAATCCACAAGCGATCGGGGCGTTTGCTGATCGTATCAAACACGTATTGTGTAAATTGTTTCTCATCGTAAGACCGCATCAACATACCAATCTCACGAACCAGTCGGCGGCCCTCTATCGTATAGAAGCACTCTTCATCTTTCAACTTCAATGTTGCGCGCTTCAAACGATCGTAGCTATAAGCACTCTCGTCGCCTAAGTTAAAGATGTGTCTTACCGCTTGCTTGACCGGATCAGCAAATGCAATTGTTTCCGGGTCATACTGCTTATACGTCTCTTTTATAAGAGCACCAACCGTATCCTTGCCAGATCCCTTAGGACCCGTTAATGCAATTACCTTTAGCGCCATGATCCTGTCGCCATGCAATCGATGTAATGAATATTATCAAATACGAGCTTCGCGCTGTGCTCACCTTGATAGTGGAAATCTACTTCTTTTTCGAACTTGCCATTCTGAAGACCAGTAGGCGAAGCATCAAACGCAATACCGTTGATACCAGCCCAAACAGCAGCACTAGAGTCCCAGGAGAAGATAAAGTCACTGTATTCTCGTAAAAGGTTAATTTCTTTCGGGCCATCAACCATGCCAAGACAATGGAAGCGTTTCTTCGCTCGGTCTGTCAATAGTTTTCGGCGTTCAAGTTCTCTAAACACAGAGAGTCGCGAAAGATAACGTTGCATCTTGTATGCATCGCTACGTTTACCACCCTCAAACGTTGTTTCGTCAACACCACATGCAATCGGTGCAGCTAAAATTGACATGCCGATCAAGTCAATGTTATCATTGTTAAGAGCCCACTCTATAGCATTAACAAGATCGACCATGTCACCAAGCTCGCTTTGCGGCACGAAGAAAGTATCAAATCCCTCCGTCTTAAACTCGGGGATCAACCGCTTAGCGGCTTCCACTGTCACTCGTGAAGGTTGCTTGGGGTAATCGGAAAGCACGATGCAATTTGCATTGCATGCCTTGCCCATTTCAATCAGCTTTGACGACTCATACATCGGACGTCCGAGCTTAAACATCTCGAAAGCACTGTTATCCATAATCTTGTACTTGTTGTCGTTGAGGTTCGCATAGTAATCGCGATATTGTGAATCCTCTTCAACCAAGTGGGCAAGAAGCAAGTGCGCTCCGTTACTCTTAGTGTACTTATCGAGATAAGCTGTGGGTGAGATGTGGCAGAAGTTAATCAAGATCAACCTTTCGGGAAATAAATGCGACAACCGTTCTCTCCGTCCTCGGAGACTTCGATCACATATGTGCGGTCTGGCCATTGTGCAGCGCACTTCTTGTGTAACTCTTTCGCCATCATCTCACAAGACTTATAGTCAAGTTGCAACGTGCCGTCAGAGTACCAACGCTCCATTATACGCTTTGCTTGAATAAATTCAACATCGCGATCATCATGAAACACTTCCATCTCTACGCGAAAGTGAAAGATGTGTCTGTGTGGCGTTCCAAGAAAGCTGACATCCAACCAATCACCCGTAGCCAGTCTTGGGTCTGTAGCGGCCGCGGGATATTTGTGGATGCCTTCCTTCTGGAACGTCACCCAAATAAAACTAAAATTATCATTGTCCATATCGTAACGCCTTAAGTCTATAAAACGCCTTACAAATTCTTGTGTACTGTGTGTCATCCAATTCAACTATCTCTGTAATGCCTGAGAAATCATCCCACGTTCTTTCATCGTTAAAAAACTCCTCAAGCCAGATGTTCTTCGGAAACAACGTCTTCAGTAGTTCTTCTATCTCAATACACCAATGTAAATCCCCCGCAATGCTTGCAACACATTTAATGTCAAAAAGACCGTATCGCTCATCAAACTGAGTATTAAAACGTTTCAGTACATCGCTGTATTTCGTGTGACCGAATTTGTAGAATACTTTCTTTGATGTCTTGTCTGTAAACTTACAAAAGTATACCTTAGCCATTACTTGCTCAATAGTTGTAACTTAACGTGCGACATAAATTCTGACTTGACGGAGTCATTATGGAACAAACCATGTACCACACACGTCTGAGTCAAACTTGAATGAGCCATAACACCACGGTTCTCCATACACCCATGAGTAGCTTGGACATACACAGCACAGTTCTCAGTATCTGTGGCTCTCATAATTTCCCTAGCAATCTGATTAGCAAGATCTTCTTGGAGCGTACCGCGGCGGGCGCACCACTGTGCAATACGCGCATACTTTGAAAGACCAATTACCTCGCCTGTAGGAATAATACCAATGATAGCTGTTCCCTTCACTGGCTGATGGTGATGTGAACACATCGATACCAGCTCAGCACGAACAACAAGCATTCCTTCAAAGCGATCTGGGCCCTCATTGGGAAATGCAGTAGCAGATGGACGTGGCTCGTACCGACCTGCCATCAGTTCGTAAACATACATCTTCGCAAGACGACGCGCAGTATCATGTGAGTTGGGATCATTGTCTGTGTCAATGACGAGGGATTTGAGCACCCCTTGAAACTTATCCGTAAGCTCTTCAACAAGCATTGGCAGTTCCCTCTCCTGTAGTACATCGGAGATGTTATCACTTGCCCAAAAGCGTTTGTTTGATTCTTTCAAGCGTCTACGAACAACGTCTGAAAAGTATTCACCGTGCTCATTACAATCTACTGCCATATTAACCTTTCTTTTCTGGCTTTGGTGGAAAATCAGGAAACGATCCCCATGGTTGTTTCAATTCCAATGATACATGATCTGGACCACCTTTGTCAACCCATATCTTTGAAATAACTGTTTTCGCGTTACCGTCAACAATTACATAACGAACAAAAAAGTTGAGGTGGTCGTAAGTTCCATCAGGAACCCAACTAAACTGTTTGAACGCCATGTTGATTACCTCACGTCCTCAAAGAGGTCTTCATTCCATTCGCGATGTCCTTCTCTAAACGCCATGTTGGCCTGTGTCTCACGAACCTCGACACGATAGCACCATAGACGCTCTGCTTCACCAGGACCCCAATGGTCTGGAATATAAACACCATTAACAAACTTGTAAAGTTGGTCAGCCAATCCCTCACAACCTAGTTTCGGAAGGACAGTTAGCTTGGCCAAGTTCTTGTTTGCTAACTCTTCATACACTGATAGGTAAGGATCATCCTCCGCAACCAAGAGGGTGTGATCAAACTGATCCTCTAGAATCTTCTTCAAGTCCTTCAGGCCACCATAATCCGCAGCCCAATTACGGACATCGAGATCGTTTGTTCCAAAATAAAACTTCATGCTAAAACTATAGCCATGAATCAAATTGCAATGACTATCAGCTCTCCACTGACGGTATGCACACGGAAATGCATCGACATATTCTTTCGTCGATGTGTATTTGTATTGAATTGGTCTATTGCCTAGTGTTGAGTCCCACATATTAAGTTCCCATTGTGTTTCCCCATATATGCACATGCACACGTGAGGAATAGTTGTAACCACGCTTGAATGCTTCTGTAGCAATCTTCGCTTCGCCGATATAACCAGCTTCGGTTCCCTTCTGAGCTTCAAGTGTTGCACCAACACCCATAATCCAGACAGGATATGTCACGCCTGCTTCGCGGAACTTAGCTACAGTTTCCTCTAGCTCGTTCCATGATTCTTCCGTTCCGTTGACGACAAACTTTAGTTGTCCCCACGAAGATATTTCTGTGTATGATCTAACAATCTCTGGTTTAATTGCATCTTCTGGTTTCTCACCGGATGTTCTCCACAGCTTCGGCGATACAGAGAAGAACACCTCACCAGCGTAGTCACCAAAGTAATTCGCAAACTCTGACGTCAGTGGCTGTGTACCATTCGTTTCCCAGGTCATATAATGAGGATAATCACCCTCACTTACAAAGTGATCAACAATATCAATTGCTGCCATCTGTGCATGCTTCATTAAAGGCTCACCGCCCGTGAAGCAAAGATGTTGTTCTGTCCCGTCAGACTTATTGAATAGTCCCTCAGGGTTATTAGGATGATACATTGACTGGCGAATACGATCGCAAATTTCAGCCGCTGTATGCTTATGTTGTAAGTGCTTAAACTTTGCTGACCACGAATAAGAAGAATCACAGCCATACTTCCACACAGGTAGATCTTCTAACTTCTTATAGTCCTCCACCTTGATCATCTTGTAAGGTAACACATACGTTGAAGGGTCTGTAGGATCCTTCTGACCAAAACCATCGCACTGTAGGTTGCAAAGAAAGAATCTTAGCCAGGCCGTTGGCCGGCCACAATAATGTCCTTCGCCCTGAATCGAATGAAAGATCTCGCTATACGCAATTTGTTTAGACATTCTTTTTCCCTAACTCTTCATTAACATGAAGTACATTTTCCCAGAACCCTCTATTAAAAGCAACCCTGTCTAAACATCTCAAATCTTTAGGCAAGCAATGACCAGCAAAACCAAAGCCATGTTCTCCAGGAACCTGTAGGTGACCTGGCCCAACACGAACATCAGCAGCGACACCTTTTCTGACAACTTCATAATCAGCTCCAAACGCTTCACACGCCTCGTACATAATATTTGCGTAAACAACCTTCAACGCCAGTCCAGCGTTTTGATGCAACTTGATCAACGCGCTCTCAACCTTCGTGCAAAAATGCCATTGCTCTTCATGACCGTAACCATTATCGACAAGCCACTTTCCAAACGGTACAGTCAGTTTCATATCACCGCCAAGAACAAGAATCCATGGCTTATCGAGATATTCCTCGTCACCTTGTTTCATAAACTCGGGAAAGTGAATCATCTTCAAGTTGGGGAATTGAATATCCCACGCTCGTAGGAATACTGGTGAAACTGTGCAGCGAATTGCAATAGTTCCTGCGAACGCAGCTTTATTAAGTGTGTCGAGGCATTGATATATTGCATCATGATCATAAGGACCATCATTCAAAGACGATACACAAATAATAGCAATATCATACTTTGAAAAGTCATTGACTACCAATCCTTTGTATGGATCATGGAAGTCGGCATTCAACTTCATTGTAAGATCGGTAGCCTTGCCGACCTTTCCATTACCAAATATAACTACGTTCATGCAAGACCTCTTGCCTCAGCTTTTTTTACCATACGATCTAGCTCCTTCTTTTTTCGCAATGCGCGTTCAAGGTGAATTTTATTTGCGCGGTTAGTATACACAATACCATTCAAATGGTCAACCTCATGTTGAAACAAGCGAGAAGTGAGACCATCGTATGTTTGTGTAACTGTTTCTCCATTAGCTTGCGTGTAGCGGACCTTAATGCGTCGAGGCCGCTTGACATTCAAGAAAAGGTGTGGGAAAGACACGCACCGTTCTTCGAGGAGAATTTGTTCCTGGGATACATCGATTATACGCGGGTTAAAACAAGCTAGTCCAGGGTTTGCGCTTATGACTAATACTTTGTATGGTAATCCACACTGAGGGGCTGATAAGCTGCTTTCTTTGTGCTCAAGCATCGTTTCAAACAAGTCCCGTGCAAGTTGTGACGGATCGTGTGGTGGATTTGAGAAGTCGAACGCGGATGCTGGAGTACGAAGGATCACATCATCACTTTTCACAAGATTCATTATCATGATTCTACCATTACACTAAAGTTCTTTTGTTTTTGGAATTTCAATACACGCTCAAACTTATCAAGGTAAGCATCCGTTTTATGAGATATGACAAACACATTATTACCTTCCGTCACCGTTTGAAGTATCTTTAATAGCTCTTCGTTACCTTGCGTGTCCAAAGAGCCATCAAACACCTCATCAAGAATCAACAAATTTGTACTTGCACTGTTACGCAATCTAGAAACAGCACGCCATGTAAACAACAAGGCGAGATCAATTCTTGATTTCTCACCCTCACTAAACGACGCATAACTAAACTCATCCCTAAAGCGAGATTTGATTGTTTCCTCAAAGTTTTCGTTTAGCTCAAAGTTGACAAAGAAGTCCATTGCCGCTAAGTACTTATTAATCAATTTGTTAATAACTGGGATGTACTGACGAATAATTTTTGTTTTTATACCAGCATCTTTCAAGAGAACACCAGCAACATCAAGAACAGCTCTTTGATTGACCAGCTGTTCTTTTTCTTCTTTTAAGTTTCCTAAAGTACGTTTAAGTTCCTTTAAAGATGTCTTAGTTGTATCAAATTGTTTTGTCTCATTCAGCTGGTCGAGCTCTCCCTTGATGGATTGAATAAACTGCTCGAGCTGGGCGGACCTAATTTGATGCGTATGCGCTTCGGTTTGTTTAGAAGATATGGCAGTGAGTATATTTGAGATGTCGGTGAGTCTTGTATTAAGACGGTCCAGTTCTTCTGTAATCTTTTGTTCACCCTGTTCAATTTCAGCAAGTTTTGCATTTGCTTCTTCAACGATCTGGGTCCTGTGTTCCACGGCAATGCCTTGACGACAAGTTGGACAGTCGTGATTGACATCAAAGAATTCTGCCTCTTTGATAATCGAATCGCGTCGGCTACGAATTTGTCTTGCCAACGTGCCGACTTTCTCCAGCCTTGACCGTACCTTGTCTTGATCTGCAATAGTACTTGATAGTTCGGCAATCTCGCGCAATAGTTTAGTTGTTTGTTCACTAACATCATTCACCTGCTTTATGTATTCACTAATCTGTAGCATCTTCTGCTTTTTAAGAGCGTCATTGTTTTGCTCAAGCGTTGAAAGGTGTGAAGCCTCAATCTCTATTTTTTCTTCTGTACTGTGAGTCTTATAATCGACATCTGTAATTTGACTTCTATTGGATGTAATTTTATCTTTCAACAAAACGTTCATTGTTGTGAACACTTGGATGTCTAATAAGTCCTCGATCACTTCGCGCCGTGGCTGTGCAGCTAGTTGCATAAACGGAACAAACGAAGCACTTCCCAAAACAACAACTTGTGAAAACGTTTTATGACTTAGCTTGAGGATATGCTTCTCTAGCATCTCTTGGAAATCGTTAGCTGATGCATCCTGATTCAGAGATGTGCCGTCTACTTGTATTTCAAACAAGTTTGGTTTTGCACCACGTCGAACCAAATAGTTTTTGCTACCAATACCAAATTCACACTCAACAACAAGCCCTTTGTTGTTAATAGAGTTAATCAACTGACCTTTATTAACTTTTCGGAAAGGTTTGCCATATAAAGCAAAAGAAAGTGCGTCAAGTATTGTTGACTTGCCTGCGCCGTTCTCACCCACGATCAATGTTTGATTATGAGTGTTGAGGGATATTTCTGTAAATGCGTTTCCCGTGCTTAGAAGGTTTTTCCAACGTATCGTTTTAAATATAATCATTCAACGGATAATGCTTCATTGTATAGAGTAATCATTAGCGACTCTAGTTGCTTCTTATCGACAGGTGAATCAATCTGATTCACAAATTTTGTAAGGATTGTGAGAGTGTCCTCTGCATCGCTTGTGATGTCACTATCATCAATAGTATCCATATGAAAATGATCATCAACAACCTGTACATTGTACACGCCCGCTTTCTCTAACTTATCAACAAACATATCAAAGCAGTATGGATTAGTTTTGTTCCGCACAATCAACTTTACAAAAGTCTCATTGTACTTACTAAAATCAATGTTGACAACATCACTTATTTGACGATCAGTATCATCATAGTGTATCTTGTGGAAGATCGAGGAAGGATTTGGTATAAATGTGAGCTCTCTTGTGTCTGTATCAAAAACATGAAATCCTTTTTGGTCATCATAATCTGACCACGTCATTTCATATGGCGTACCAAGATAGTGAATGTTTCCATGAGATGAACGGTGATGGAAGTGGCCTGAGTACACCGCTTCAAAGTTTTCAAACAGCTTCTTTGTTGTACCACCTTGATGTACGGATCCTTTGTACATCTCGAATCCGTCGATTTCAAAATGTCCTATCACATGAGTTGCGCTCGTCTGTGTTAGTGTATCGGTTATATGTTGATTGTTATCCTGACACCACCAAGGAACAAGCAAGAAGGGAACATCCTCAAACATCACATCCATGCAATGATGCACCGGTGTTATGTTATAGTATCCATCAAGTAGCAACTCTAGCGAGTTGACATTATTTGTGTCTTTGAAATACGTGTCGTGATTACCAACGAGCATCCACGTCTGATAGTCCTTGTTGAGCCGATCAAACAGATATTCACGACTTTGTTTCAACGAGTTAAAGTTAATGTATTTGCGTCGGTCAAATACATCACCAAGTTGAACCACGTGTAAGATGTTGTGTTGTTCAAGATAGGGAAAGAATACTTCATTATAAAACTTTGCAAAGTGTTTGTGGAACGATGGGCTGTCGTTACGAGCACCAATATGCGTATCGCCAAGAAGCGCAACTTTCATTATTGTTCCTCCTCAAGAAATGCATCGAGTCCCTTCTTTCGCTTAATCTTTTTCTTGTTAATGTTTTCTTCAAACGCTTTGATGAAATCAGAAACATTCTCGCTATCGAAATCAGTTGGGCTAAAGTTGAAGTCAGGATCATCACTTAGTTCAACTAGTTCATTGAACAGCATACTATGCTCAGATAGTTTATGCTTCACATATACTTGTTTCTTTTCCTTTTGGATACGTCTAAGGAAGGCGTAGTAAATGATCTGTGTAAAGTACGCAAATGGGTTATCACTTTTACTAGGATCAAAATTATCAAAATAAGAAACACAATTTTCAATCCCGTCACTGATCATTTCCTCTCGATAGGAGTAGTTAATAAAGTTTGGTTTTGTAGAAAGACGCTTTGCAATCTGTAAAATACATTCACCCACGTAATTGGGTATCTGCGGTGGTGCTGTATTAGTTGCTTCTGCTTGTGCGACTCGAGTCTTATAATCAATTATGACAGCGTAGAGCTGTTTGTTATCAACGTAGTGTGTAGCCATTAGTTCACTTGTGCGCCATCAACTGGCATCATCTCCAAAAGTTTTTTCAATTGATCTGTATCCTGCTGCTCGTTGCCCCGTTCAGCAAACGAATCCAGCTCCGCATCTATACCCTTTTCATGTTCAGTAAAAAAGTAATCCGCTTGGCGCTCATATACATTTACGAAACTCGAGCGTGCTTCAATCTCGTTAAGAATGTGTTGTCTTTGAAAAGACATCTGTTCATTAGCGGAAAACATTGCGTAACGAGCAAACGAAACGGAAGGTGTACCTGCTATGTAATATCTATAATTGATTAGAAGAGGACGTTTGAGATGAACAACCGTTGGCGAACTATCAATTAGTTCTCCGACGACTTCTTGCGTATTTGTTAGTTTGAGTATTACTATCATGTGCCGCTCTCTTTCAGTTGAACAGTAAAGATCTTATAATCAAATTTTTCCTGATTGTACATTTGAATACGCTCAGAAAAATGTTTGATCGTATGGTTCTGATATGACTTCCACGACAAATCATCAGCAACATCATATAACATAGCTTCTGACTTTTCGCTGCTTGTCCGCAGACCGCGACCTATCGATTGCAGTACACGTATACGTGATTTACTAGGACTACCAAAAACAACATTATGTAGGTTCTTTATATTCGTACCAGTAGCAAATGTTTTGTACGAAGCAACGACAATAACGTTTTTATTCTCTTCAACATACTTTCGTATTTGCTCACGCTCCAACCCCTCGACCCCACCATAAACAAAAAACACTTTGCGGGAAGGATCTTTCGACTGAATTAACTGCATTAGCATTTTACCATGATCAATGTTATTAAACAACAGTAAAGTGTTATTTGGCAGCGAAGAAACAAGGCCAGCAATAAAGTTGCTGCGACTTTTCTTTTGCAACAAATATAAGAGCTCTTCTTTGTAAGTCATTTTTGGCTTACGGTTTGCAAACGACTGTCTCGTTTGATCCGGGTACGAGAGAACAATTGCCTTTATTGTCATTTGTGCAACTGTTTTTTGCTCCATTAGCTCCGCTGTGGTAGTGACTACTTTTACCGGACCGAACAGTCCCTCGAGCACGAGTTTGTTTGTTTGCGTCCCATCAAGCGTACCAGTGAACCCATACTTGTATTCACACTTTGTTAATTTCTCCATAATGTCGACAAGACATTTAGCTTTGAACGTGTGTGCCTCGTCTCCAATCACGCAGCCGTATTGATCAAACCACTTAGCTGGTAATTTGTATATGCTTTGCCATGTCGTAATAGTTATGAAGGCGTTTGTTGCTTTTTCTTGACCGGAAAAAATCTTATGTATAATATCCGGAGGGCAACCATAATCTTCAAAGTCGCTTGCCATTTGATGTACAAGACCTGTGGTCGGTACAATGATCAATACTTTCTTTGCAATAAGGTAAGACGTAATAAGAAAAATAATTAGCGATTTACCCGACGCAGTTGGAGATAGAAGGACAGCACGCTTCTTTCGTATTGCGTGAAGAAATGCTTCATATTGATAATCACGTGGTGTTATTGATAACTCTGATTCTGCGACATGCTGCTGTGCTGCAGCTAAAGGGAATACGTTATCTCCAAAATCTGATAGATCATCATAAGTGATTTGATATCCTCTATCGTTTGCAAACTGTTTAACTTTTTCAAGTAGGCCAACGTATAACGTTTGACGCATCAAATGGAACAAACGAATCTTACCATCCCACATCTTATTTTTAAACGCGGGAGAAAAGCGAGCACCTGGAACAGAAAATGTAAAGTACTCGTTTAGTTCGTATGCTACACTTGCATCACAATGTAATTTTATGTGAACGTCATTGAACTTCGTTACACGTATTATTTCACTCATCCACCTACCTTGAACCGCTCCCAATCAATTGCATTCTTAATTAGGAAGCCTCTGTTAGATATTATCTTTACCACTGATTCCAAAAACGAGATCTTTTGTTTCTGGATATCCATCTTTGCTTGAATAGCTTGCATGTCGATGTCGCTATCGATATAGGTACTTAGGTCTTGTTTCAACACCTTGAGTTGAAACGGCTCCCATTGACGTTCCCGTAGCGTATCTTCATCTAGAACGCCCATATAGTATTCAAACTTAATTCTGTACAGAGCTTTGTAATCTTGCTCGTACTTTTTTAACATTAGACCTTCATTGACAAGCATCTTATAATACTTGTGATGGAGGAGAGGAATCTTTAAACTTTCTTCACCAAGCTCACTGTTATCCATGTTAGCATCTTGCTGCCACAGATCCATAATATCATCAAATTTCATTATATCAAATTATCTGCTGTATATCAAAACGACGGTTTGCAAAAGCCACTGTGGCTGTTAAGTATTCCACATCAGCAGATGTACTATCAAACTTTAATTCTGAAAGGTCAACAGGGAAGCAATCATAGAATGTAACGAGCATGTTTGGGTTCTTTGCACTCGTTGTCACAAGTAACGAGATATCAGAAAACACCCCATCACCGGAAGTAATGTTTGCTCCTGCTATGTTACTATATTGTGCAAAATTATCCGGAAAGCCAATTGCTCTGAGCCACGAGTAGATCTCAAGATAGTTCTTCATGTCCTCATCGACCTTGAACGTAACTTGTAAGTTACCAAATGTCAGCCGTGTACCTGGAAACGGAATCTTTGTGAACGGGGTCTCCGCATCGGCCGTTCCCAACGCAACGCTAGGGATTGCTACCTCTTGAACAAAGAAGTTAACACCAGGACACTTCTTTATCTGTAAAGAATATCCAAGTGGTGAAAGAAACGATGGATTGGATGGTTGATTGTCGATAGCGCTCATGTTATGTCCTCACTGTTCTATTTATCCAATAAAAAAGGGGATCCGAAGATCCCCTTTGAAGCATCGTAATGCTGTCTGTTGTAATTGTAATATTACAGCAAGTTTTCGACGATGATACGGCGATAGTAGACGTTGCTGTCTTTTGTCAGAGCACCAGCGCCTAGTGTCAGACCTTCTGCGAATGGGTTTGCAACCATGCCATAGCGGGTCTTGAAACCAATCTTAGGTGCGAAGCTGTCTTGATCAACAGCACGAACCATTTGCAGAGGAACGTATGGGCAGTAGAACAGACCAGCGTCAAATGCAGACGAACCTTTATAACCAATGGTCATGTAGTTGCCAGTTGCATATGGATCGATGTAAACCTTCATACGACCGTTCAGAACACCAGCAAACGTGTTGCCTGTGTCATCGATCTGGAGGTTGTTGCTGTTCAGAGCAGGAGTGTAATCAAGGACACCAGCCATCTGCAGAGCGGATGCAACATCGCTTGAGCAGATGATGATGTTACCCTTACCGCGACGGGTTGCCTTAGCAATAGCGTTGGCTTCACGTTCGATTTGGAACATCAGACCCTTGAACTTCTCAACAGACCAACGGCCGTTAGCGTCGACGTCAAGGTCAAACACACCAGCGGTTGTGGTACCAGAAGAAGCACCTTGGGTTGCAGTTACGTTAATTGTGCGAACAACTTCGCGGTTAATTTCAGCAAGGATTTCACCGGTCAGAATGTTGCTGAGTTCTGTCTCAGCATCAAGACCGTGAATTGCCTTCAGATCTTGTGCGAGTTCCATTGTGTACTCAGCCTTCAGTGCACGGCTCTTAGCAGTGACGGTAACTTTGTCAATGCTGAAACCCATTTGTGGGAATGCAGTATTGCTTGTAGTACCCAGAGCTTCTGCCTGTGCTGTAGACATACCAGAACCAAAGTTGTAAACGCCGCTAGAAGCGAGGTTAGAAGTTTGGCTTGTTGAACCAGGAACACCACCAACATGCTTCTGACCAAGGGTGTTTGCACCAGAGGTAACAGAGCTGTATGCTGTGTTAACTTCGTTGTAGAAGTTCTCACCAGTCATTGCTGTGGTATTAGCGTATTGTGAACGCATTGCGAAAATCAGACCGGTAGGACCAGTCATTGGCTGAACGCCGCAAATGTCGTAAGCGATCAGGTTAGGCATTGCACGACGAACCAGGCTGATAAGCACAGGATCGAAAGTTGCAACGTTACCTGCACCACCTGCAACACCGTTGTTGACAGGAATTGGCGACTCGGTAAGCATCTGGCTGCCAGGAGCTTGGCCGGAAGCTTCCATCAGAGCTTTTTCTGTATTCTCAAGCAAAGTAGCGACGACGCTACGCTTGTGAGCACTTTCGATCTTTGGAAGATCGTCGTGGTTCAATACAGGAGCCCACTTTTGTTGAATTTCTTCATTAAGGTACATTTTCTTCTTCCCCTTCTTGTTGTAGTTAAGTTGGATATTTTTATTTATAAAGAATTATTTTTTAACCGTTCTGGAAATAGCTTTTGCGTATTGTGACACAATGCTATTGGCAGGAGCCGAAGCTGGTTGTTCGCTGCTTTCTTCCACTTGTTCCATGAGAGCTTTAGCACCAGCAACAGGCTTCTCAGAAGGGAAATAGTTCTCTTTGACAATTTCCAACTTCTTACGATAGCTTTCAGCTGTATCAAACTCGACACCTTCTGCAAGAGCAGTCAGCTTTTCTGCTTGAGTAGCGGCAAGACCTTCAGCAACATCTGCAAGAATTTGCGTGCGTGCTGCTTCGTTCAAGTCGTTCTTCAGAGCCATGTTTTCTTCCATGACTTGATCCAAGCGTGCTTGAACGGATGCTACTTCATCTCTCAACTCTTCAACGACTTCGAATTTGTCTTCTGGGACGTTAATGTTGTGTTGTTCAAATAGAGACTTCAGATCGTTAATAAAACTCTCTGTAATTTCTGTTCTTAGAGATGCTTCGACAGCAACCTGGTTTTGCTCAAGCCATTGTTCAGCAACATAATCCATGTACTGATCAATTTTGTTTGTAATCTCGTCTTCAATACGAGCAACTTCCTCTGCAAGAGCGGTATTGTACTGCTCTTCCAAATCTGTAACAGCTTCATTTACTTTAGCGACAACAGCTGCTTCAAAAATTGTTGTTGCTTTTTCTTTGAAGTCTTCTGACAGCTCGCTACCATTGAACATAGCGTCGATGTCTTCCTTAACACTGTTAGGAACAAAACTGTAAGACTGGCCAGGAGTTGCATCGCTGCCCTTCATAGCAACAGAGGCCTTGTTTGAACCTGCTGCGTCTTTTGTTGTCTTAACGTTGTTTTCCGTATCTGTATCTTGCTCACCTTCGCCTGGCTGGATGTGAGCAATAGTATTCATTGACTCGCCGTTGCCAAGATTGGAAGCAGGAAGAGTAGCCTTCTTGTCGACAGGATCAGCTGTGTGTGAAACACCAGTAGCGCCTCCGCCGGTTTGGACCTTTTCTTCCAATTGTTTTTTGTTAACAGTCATTTAAAGCTCCTTATGATTTTTATTTATTTATAAAATTAACTTTTCGAAAGGTCAGAGAGGAACTGTTTAAATACATTAATTGCTGTCTCCTCAGATATTCTCTGACGAGCGCCACGATTAATTTGTTCCTTGAATTGTTCTAGTCTCTGGGCTTTGAGAAGACCGTTATCCCAAACCCACTCAACACCTTCCATAATTCCTCGCACAAAAGCATCCGGAGCTGAAGGGTCCGCAACAATATCACCTGCCGTTGCAAGGAAGAAGTCATCTTGTACTTCCATGATACCGTCTTTTGTTTCTTTTATACTGCCCATGCCACGAGATGAAATACCCAGCGAAGCGCCTTCACTAATTAATCCCTTGACAATGTTACCCATTGGAGTATCGAGAACCTTTGCACGGCCAAGAATGTTATTATCTTCACGATACAACTTCTTAAACATGATACATGCACGCTCAAGGTTGATAGTCGGACCAGATGGATGACCAAGCTCACCATACGCGCGGTTCTTCGAAACGTACTGCTCGTTGTAGCGGCCCATTTCTTTTTCCAAGATATTAATTCCATACATGCGACCATTGCGGTTAACAATGTTGCCTTGCATAATAACACCTTCCACGTATACGTGCTTCTTGCCTTCGCGCTCTTCGATCAAATACTTAACTTCTTCGTTTAATTCCGTGATCAGCTTCATGTTAGTCCTTAACTGTAAGCAACCGGTGTTGCAAAAACGTCTGTACCGTTATCAGTCTTTAGCGTATCTGTTGTACCTTTCAAAAGATACAACGTCTCGCCGGCAAGAAGGTATGTATTTGCAATTGCCGTACCATTTGCATATGATTGAGTTAGAATACGATCCGCGTTACCAGCACTGCTATGAACAATACGAACAATAGTCGCATTACCGACAGCGTTTGCTGTTGTTGTAAGAGTGACAGTAGGTCCTTTAAGTTTGATTACATCAGGCATTTAGCACCTCCTGAACAACTTCAACAACTGTGTCGTAATCTTCTGCTTCAATCATTTCAATAATGATTTGTTTGTTATCATCATCAAGCTGCTCAAATACTTGCTCGACTTGTTTTTTTGTTTCTTCACTGAAGCAAGCAAAAAGATCGAGCTCTTCTTTCATTTTGATAGGCTTCGGTGGCTTAGCATATTCAACTGCTTGCTGCAGGTCATCATGCATGTCTTGAAGTGTGCGATGAAGGTTCTTCATTGCATACACGTGGCCAGAGTGCATGCTTGCACCCTTTTCTTTATTATATTCCGTTGGTGACATTGCTGCTTCTTTGTGGCCGTCAACATGCTCACCAATCTTCTTCAACATATCCTTAACACCTGCATGGTATGTTGCGTATTGTTCGTGACGTACTGCTTCATCCAAATCTTCAACTTCTTCAGCGACTTGTTTTGCTTTTGCAGTAGCAATTGCCATTTTCTTGCCCATTGACATACCTGGGCTCGACTTTTCAATTCCCTGAGCAATATCTTCACGCTTCTTTTTTTCCGCTGGGGTCAAATGCTTTTCACCTAGAACCTGTGCTAAAGTTTTCACGTTCTTTTCCTCATACACTTTTTGATCTTCACCAGCATTGTATCCATGACGTGTTGGTGTACGGTCGCTGTAATTAATATTTGATGCTCTAAAAACATCATCACCGTTACCATTCGCGTCATCCTTTTTTTGGACTACGTGCTTGTCCATAAAGCGCTTTTCATCTTTTGTTTTAGGAACAAACGCAGTAATAGAGTCAGGCTCAATAGGAGCTGATGGTTGTGGAACTTCAGGCTTCTTCGCCGCTTCCAATATCTGCTTCAATGTTTTCATCAGGGGTTTCCTCTTTTTCTTCTTCTGATGATTGCTCCTCATCAGCATTAAAGTAATCTCGAGCAATAACTTCTTTTGCTACATCAACAACGTCTGCCACTCGATCAACAATCATTGAGTTAAATGCTGTTTCAAATTCGCTTGGACTTTCCGCACGTGCAGCGTTAATCATGTCAGCAATAGTAAATTGTTTTTCACTCATCTTTTTTCTCCATTTTATTTAGTTATTCTGTTCACCCGGTGCAACAGAACTAACACCACCTTGAGGTCCACCTGGCGCTTGATCTTGCGGTGCATTTCCTTCACCAGCGGCTTGTTGCTGGTATAGAGGGTTTTCTTGCTCGCTCACGGATTGCTCATCCATTTCTTCAATCTCTTCATCAGATTGATAAAGAACATTCTTGCGTACCCATTCGTTCGAATAATACATGCCGACAAATGGTTGAATTTGTATAAGCGTGTTCAATCTGTCACGCAATACAATAGATATTTTTTGTTGTTCAAAATAGTTGTCTTTTGCATAGTCGAAAGTAATGTTACTAGCAATTGACTCCCAGTCGTCTTCTGTCATGACGTTTTTCAAAATCAATTGCTTTTCTAATGCAACAAGGAACAACTCGTTGAAACGAGTACGGAGTCTATCAATAAATTTGACAAACTTCATTTCATCACGAGATACTTCCGAATCTTGACCAAAATTAAATGTGCCTTCCGATTGCAAACGGGTAGCAGGAACATTCAATGACTCGTACAGTTTCTTTTGGAAATACTCAACGTCTGCAAGCTCACCTAGGTTTTGGCCTGCTGGCAAAGTTGTTATCTCCGTTCCACGACTACCTTCACGGCGCGGTAGCCAGTAATCTTCAAGCATCGTCATGAACTTACGATCGTCGCGCACCTCGCCTGTCGATGCGTCATACACAACCTTGTTTTTATGACGTTGCATCATATCGCGTAGATACTGCTCAGCTTTCATTTTTGGTAAGTTGCCAACGTCAATGTAGAATATACGGCGCTCAGGCGCGCGTGATATACGGTATACAATAGTTGCATCTTCCAACGCTCTTAATTGATTGAGAGGTTTGATCGCTTGATGCAGGAAGGAAAGGACAACCGTATTGTTTGGATCAAGTACACCAGAAGTAACATGCACAATACTATCAGTAGCAATCTTAAGACCTTGTACAGCTGAGTTTGTGCCTATCTCGCCGGCCTTATTTTGAAACCCACGTTCGTTGTACACAAAATACTCTTGGTGAGTTTGTGTCATTGTCACGTTTGCTTGCTTGTCACGCTTGCGCTTAATCTCACGTATCTTACGCAGCTTACGAGGATCAATATAACGAAGCTCTTTTATACCATCAGATGGTTTGCTCGTATCAATAATAATATGGTAGTAGATACGACCGTCGATGTACCAGCGCTTAAAAATATCGAAAGCAGATTTATTGAAGTTCAGCAGATTGAGGATATTTTCAAATTCCGTCGTTATCAGCTTTTTAATATTAGAAGACAACTTCACATCGTCAAGATTTATCTGAACAATCTTTTGCTTATCTTCAACAATAATTGCTTCATTGAGGACGTCCGTTACCGCACGTTCTACTTCCGGGTGCATGGACATTTCACGGTACTTTGTTACAAGCTCCGCTTCCGTTCTTGCTGCACCTTGTAAATCAATATACGTTCCATAGGCACCACCGGCAGCAACAACGACAGCACCATCGTCATGAACTTCTGGTGCAAAGGAAGGTTGTTTGTCCTGCTCTTTCTCCGGATCCGCGCGGCGGATCTCGAAGCCAAAGAAATTTGCCATATTTACTCCATAAAAGAATGAGCGCCGTTAAAGCGCTCGCTCTTATTAAGCTCCGCCACCGTCGCCGGTAACGCCACCACTCACTTCCCACCAGTCGTACTGGAAGGTTACGTTGAATTCCTCAATCGAATCCGTATCGCCCCAGTTGAGGTCAATTGATGAAATGTTCGATGGGAAAATACCATTGAATTTATACGAACGGATCGGTACACCAGTCTTTGAGAATTGTGTTACTTCCGCTGTTGATTTATATAGAAGAGGGGAAGCAGCGCCAAACCCACGGAGGTTCGTTTGATTAGAGTTAATCTTGCTTGACCATTCTTCCATTGCATTGCGGATTAGGAAGTCTTCATCGTTGATGACTGTGACGGACCAATCGCCAAATGTACGATCACCAGCTAATCTTACCTTACGACCAAAGTACGGCACTTCAATAGTACCGAGCGTTGACTCAGGAATAGATGTAGATCTCACCATGAACGGCACCTTAATATCTGCAATGCCGTTCGCTGGATTGGTGAATGTAACTTGGAACAGATTGCCACGTGCGCCGCCAAGCGCAAGTTGACTTCTAATTTCGTTTACATTAAACGCCATGTTTTGTTCTCCTTTGTTTTATTTATTATTAAAACTGACCGACAATTTCGGAGAACTCAACACCTGTTCTTACAGCAACAAAGTTCAACTGGATAAAGTTGATACTCTTTGCTGGCTTGACATAGATGTCACCAATAAACTCATTGCGATCAATTACTTCACCGGTATTGTTTGTTGTGTCACAAATCACCTTGAAGTCGTAGATACCGCGACGTCCTTGGACATCACGTAGGAACGGCTCAACGAGATTACGGAACTGAGCACGAGTAAAATCATCGTTGAATTCGAACAGTGTAAACTTAGTAGCTGTTGCAATCGCTTTTTCCAAGACAATAAACAAGCGACGAACGTTGATACGGTCGAATGCGCTTGGTTTTGCAAGCAACGTCTTGTCGCCGTACAATACAGTACCTTGTCCAGGGAACGTAACGACAGGGTTAACGCCCGCTTTGTAAAGAATATCGCGATCCGCTTGACGTGGGTTGAAAGCGAGCTTAACAATGTTCTTAACTTGACCACGGTTGAAACCAGCTGGAGACCACCATGCGTCACGCTGCTCATCAGTACGTACACAGAGACCTGCGACGTCGCCGTTCAGAGGAATCCAACGATACAAATCGTTGTATTTGTCGTACTGATATTTGTAACCGGAATCCAGTACAGCATAAGAGGTGCTGCGTAGAGAGTTACGGAAAGTAACAGTATCGCTTGCTTCGTTTCCTGCGTTGTTAACAACGTCAGCTTTTTGTGGAGACACAAACACGACGCAATCTTTACGACGCTCTGCAACGTTGTCGATCAGGTAGTTAGCAATTTGCTCGCCGTTTGTACCGCCACGAGAAACGCCTGTAAGAACGAGCGACACGTCAACATCCTCAGCAGATGCAAACAGGTCGTAACCCGCCAACACGGTACCTACTGCAACGTTGTTTTCATCAAGACCGTCTGAGCCGCCTTGGAAGGTAAGAGTCAGAGGCGTTGTTGTAGAAGGTGATGCTAGAGAAGCAGCTGCTGCGCTTGTTGCACCAGAGCGCTCATTTGTCCACCAGACATAATTTGACGTTTGGTTGATAACAGTTTGCCAGAAGTTTGTTGCTCCGTCTTCTGTCTTTGCATCTGTTGCACGAGACATAGAAGAGAACACTTCCAACACTGTTCCAGGTACGCCTGTGAATGCACCATTTTCATCAACCACGACGACGTGGATCTCATCGATCGCTGACGTGTTAGCACCAAAAGTTGATTGATATACGGATGTGCCAGGAGCCTTATCAACAACGTTGAAGTACTCCCATTTACGTGTAAGACCGCTTGTTGTTGAATAATCTTGCGCAAGGCTGTAGATATCTTCTGTTACAATTGTGAACGTGGCTACGGAAGACGTGTTAGAGACGTTACTAACAGAAGCAACCTTCATGTATTGAAGACCGATAGATGAGTTGCCGACTTGAATGTAGTCGCCAACAGTAATACCAGTTGCTAGTGTATTTGCGTAGGTTGTTGCGTTTGCAATAACACCGTTACCAACAGCAATGTTAACAACAACGTTGCTCTGACCGACGGAGATGCTAACGTTACCAAGTGAGGAGCTTAGGTTACCGCCACCGTTATCGAGGTTTGCTGTCGAAGTGTAGCCGGCTGCGGAATCGCAGACGGAAATCTTTAGTGAGTTACCAAGTGCCCCTGGATATTTTGCAACATACTTTGCATCCAAATCAGCAGAGAATGTTTTTGTTTCGTAGTGATCGTCATTTTTAATAATAAAATCATTCAGATCACTGATAGCCGCGATGTTTGCAACAGCGTTACGAACAACAACGGAAGTGTTAGAAGAAGTGGTATTGGCTACACGAGCAATGTACAGCTTGTTGCCGTAAGACAAAAAGTTTGCTGCTGTGAAGAATGTTTCGGCATTATGATTGGTTGGCTTACCAAATCTTGCAGCTAAATTTGCTTCTGAGTCGACGAGAGTGCGCTTTTCTACTGGGCCCCAACGGAATACACCGGCGAGAGCACCTTCTGTAGTAGAAACAGCGGGGACGACTGTGGTCAGATCAATTTCAGATACATTTACGCCAGGACTAACTTGAAATGGCATGTTTATCTCCCCTCTGAGGTATTATTATTTTAGAAACGAAAGTTTGGTTCCTGGTATTTATAATTCTGGGTTTTCCTAATGGAAGCTTGAATTGGTCTCGTAACGCTCCAGTGCGCGTTGATCATATTCATCATCACCGGCAAAAATCCACCTATCATCATTACGTTTTGCCGCAAGAGGGACTTCATCTGCAGGCGCACCTCTACTAATAACACCAAACGGCAATAGATTTTCATCCATTGCATTTTCGTTTTCTTGTTCAAGACGCTGACGCAAATCAACACTAGTCAATTCCTTGACGTACTGTTGATCCATTGCCCAAGCAAAGAGCACACAACACATGACCAAATCGTCGTGTCCTTCCTCTGCCTCATAACTTTCACCGATATTTACAAAACGGAAAAGTTCGTATAATACTCGCTCGTCATTAATTATGAGCTTGTCACTCTCAACCTGTGTCTTTAGACCCATGCACCCGATGCGCTTAACCGACTTTGTGGTCCGTACGCCGAGTCGGGTTTGTTGACCATACCCAGGCGATATTACTTGACCACTTCTACCGTTATTAATTGTTGTTAATATGTTTTCATATTCTAAGTCGTTTCTTAGAATACTTGCTATCTGCTCACCGATATCGTTTGTTTCGACAAGGATATATGCGTTGTTGTAGTGTTTGGATAGTTGGTAGACGATATTCGGATATAGCTGAGGTGATATCATATTATTTTTATAGGCAGCTACAATCCTGTAAGGCAGCTCTGTAACATCAAATATTACAAATGCCGAGAAGTCACCCTGGACGCCCCTTGCCGTGTCGACAACGGTAAAGTACTGTCTACCTTCTTGCGGCTGTGCAAAGATGCTTGTATCCGCATTACTTACAAGCGGTTTGACTGACCGCAGCATTCTGAGCTTTGTTGCGCTGATCAGTGTATGTGAAGAACCAATAAATTCACATTCAAACTCAACACGGAATTGTTCCTCGGAAGTGTTCTTAATGGTTTCTGCTTTCCATTTTTCATCACGTCCTGGCACCTGACTCCAGTGAACATCAACACGCTTGTAGGAATTTTTACCTTCTTCACTATCAACCCAGAGCTTATAGAACAAATTCAAACCATTCGGAGTAGATGTTATCAACACCTTTGAAGATTGACCGGAAGAAATTGTAGGGTAGACAGAAGCAAAGAAAGATTCTTGCATATTGTTTTCAACGAATGCAAACTCATCAAGATAGATCATGTTGAAGGATCCACCACGAATTGCACTAGAGGATGTTGCGGAGGCTAGAATTTTAGAGCCGTTTTCTAGTTCTATGTTACCCTTGTTCCACTCAACGATACCTTGCTGTAGCCATTTTGGTAAATGTTCATACGCAAGCTGAATACGTGATAGGATTTCTCGCGCTTGTGCTAATTTGTGAGCTAGAATTGCGACGCTATAATTTTCGTGGAAAAGGATGTACCACAACATTACACCGACAATAGTTGTTGTCTTACCACACTGCCGCGGCATTTTACAAATAACAAAACGTTCTTGTACGGAGAGATCGACTATCTCCTTTTGATAATCATACATTTTAAAATTAACAAGACCCTTGTCAATGTTAACAATCTTAATGTATTTCTCAATAAAGTATTCGGGATCTTGAGCGCATTTCAGCCACTCCTGGATCTGTTGCGGTTCCCAGTAGTGGTTAACGTTTGCACGTTTTAAGTTTTGATTGCCAAGATAGGCATCATTCAGTCTGCTCATTCTGCTTTTTAATTAACCGCTGAAGCTCTGCGGTACTTCCCACAAATAAATTATTATTAACAGTCGTCGGTACTGGCCCAATCCCGGTTAGATCTTTTTTACGTTTTTGTAATTCGAGGAGATCTTTATTAGCATCAGCCATGGTTTTCATTAAGGTAGCAATCACCTCGTACGCACGGGGGTGTTGAGACATACCAGCAACCTGCAACATATCGGAAAGTGCTTCTTGGCCTTTTTCAATAACGTTGATCATATGACCACGCGCAAACTCAAAATCATCCTCGACTTGGTTGTCGCCGTGATTACTTACAGTAGGCAACGTCGTCGGTTGCAGTTGATCTAGCGGTACCAGATCTAATGTTTTTGCTATAGGGTCATTCATGGTTCTGTAATCGTAACAACATATCCAAAATTATCCTGTGCATCAATTGACTCAATACCAACGCTTGTATTTGCGTTTGATGTAGGTTGTCCATTAGCTGTCAGGCCGGGCTGTATACCGACGGTCTGCAGTTGAACATTTGCTGCCAGGCTGTTGTATATATTTGTTTCTGTAAACTTGATTACACCACCTCGACGTACAGGACCAAACAAATACCCCTTTAAGGTAAAGTTCAACGTCCATATAACAGCTCTTCTTTGTTCAAAGTTACCTTCGTAATCATCACTCACAGAAACGTCTGTAAGCACGATCGGTATATCCATAACAATGTCCATCTCTGGAATTAAATGTACCGTCGTTGTCCACTCGGGTGTAAAGTAGGGAAGTATTTGCTCCACTATACGGGTACCATCGTCTGTATTCTTCACCATGATGGAGAGTGAAAAGCGAAGATCGTACGGTACTGGATTGTATTGATACTTCAAGTCATTAGGAGAACCAGGATCCACTTTGTATCGTTTGCCGAGCGTATTAAGTTTACGACTGGTAGCGTATGTCATATCAAGCAACTCAAACGACATGCGGGGCAGCTGGATTGCTGGCATTTTATTCAAGTCTGGATCTGCCGTTACACGAGCAAGCGTTTTTTCTCTTGGTCCGTAGGAGATTGGTACTTTGATCGAATGTGTTATATTTTTGTCTGGATCAGGACGGTTAATGTGAATGTCATTGAAAAGCGTTCCAAACAACGCAACATACTTTCGTACAAGCCCGTGATAGAATGTATGGCCTAGCATTAGTATGTTCCTTCACTGAAAGGATCACGTTCGGTAAAATCAATAATACCGTCTGCCTCTACTTCTATTATTTCGTTATCCGCTGTAGGATCATTCTCAACAATATCATACGATTCTAAAAGCAACGGATGTCCTTCTTCATCGGTAATAAACAGTCCCGACTCTGTCATCAAACCAAAGAGGTCTGAAGAAAGAGAATAGGAATCGGACATTCTATCGATTTCCAATATTCCTGTATCAAAGTATTCATTGTTGTACTCGAACAACTCACAGCGCAGATCGTATGTTTGAAGAGCTCCCATCTGATAAAATATAGCTTCATGCTCGACAAATTTTATTTCAAAAAGCTTCTTATTCAATGGAAAATATATTAAATCACCTTCAAGCGGACGGTCGCGTTCTATCGTTGCGAGCTGTTCCACGGACAAATCAGCGGTCGGCGGTGCGGTTGCTACAGAACCGACTTCATCCGCAAACGTGCGGCGTGCAATTGAAAAGGTTATTTGATCACGAATTTGTAAATTGAATTTAGACAAGAAATCACCATCCCCGCCAAACCCATCAACGTTCTTTATGTACATCTCCACCAGTACCGCGTCTGTGTACTCATGTAGTGGATCTTCATTGAAGATCTTATCCACGTTACGAGTTCTTCGACGTATGAAATAGACATCGTGACCATAGATCTTGATAGATTCTATAATCAGATTTTCTATTAACAGCTGCTCACCGCTGTTTTGGAAGTTGTTGAAAAAGAAGTTGGTTGCCAAAACTTATCCTATCATGTCCATTACTGGCAATGAGTAACTGGAAATCATTTCTTTTTCCATCACTTCGATTTCTGTTTTAGCATCGTCAAATATCTTTTCACCGTTGAACTGTACACCACCTGGTAACTGCATACCGGTAAACTTTGTCAGATTTGACCCCCACTGGTACTTGATCTTTGCTGTTGCGTAGTTCTGCAGCCAACGATCGGCCCACATATCACTAAACGTATCAGGATCAAGAACTTCATACGCTTCGATTAAAAGGAAGTCGCCAACGTTATAATTTGTCCACTTGGTATCAATGTACAAGCGGTCGCGGTGGCGACTATATCGAATCGGTTGTTGGCCAACAAGGAATTCAGAAATTAAAGCGAGGTGCTGCATGGCCATATAGTATGGCAACATCGAGTAAGCAGTCAGTGTGTACAGGTCGTTGAGAGCAATCTGGTAACGGATATTAAACATATCATCCGAACGGATTGACGGGTCCCCAATAGGAAATACCCGGACAGCACCAATAATGTTTTCGGGAAGAGTGATATATCTATTGTCTATATCTTGCTGAGATACTTGGTGTTTGTAGTACACCTTCTCCGTACCATCGAAATGGTAATCCCAGTAATAACGGATTGCCTCGTCAATACGGTCCTCAACCTGATCATCATCAACGTTAATTTCAATGACGGGTTTGCCCAACTTACGCAGGCAGTATTCTTTGAATTGTGATCTTGTTGCTGGAACGGCCATATCTACTCCTTTTGCTTATTTAGGATTAGGCGCCGGCACGTGTCTTGATTACGGCAAAGCTAAAGGTGTCCGTTGCACCACTATCGTTGACCCAAGTATAACCGTTGTTTGTTACGTTGGATGTGATTGTGCCCGTCTTGTGTGGAACACCGGTGCCGCTATATCCCAAAACACCGACAGAGCCCCCACCACAAAGATGTAGTGCAACCTGTCCTGTTGTACCGGTGTTATTGACAATAATCATTCCTGAAAAGTTGGGGAAGTGCACTGCTGCTCCGTTTGCATACGATGCATTGCTGTTTGTTGTATCAATCAATGCTGCATTACCGGCGCCCGTTAGTGTCAGGTAAGGTGTTGTGACTTTACTGCTTGTTATCTGTGTATTGACGGACGTGTTGCCGACAGAAAGAGTACCAGCAAAGTAACCATCTGCAAAACGATAGAGAATCTGACCTACGGATATAATGTTATCTGTTGCTGGAGTTACGTTTGTTTGCAATGCACCCATTGCAACGTATGTCATATACGTGTTTGTTAGCAACGTACCCGTCGAATCGTATACGGGCGTCCCTGTACCAAACTCGATAAGCCCAGCTCCGTTCGAGCTAAACAACTTACCATCTGCTAAGTTTAACGCAAGCTCGCCTGCATCGATGTATGTTGTGTTTGCGGCGTTTGTTGTGTTTGGTGCCCGACCTGATACCGATGTTCTTTTAATTTGTAATTTATTTGCCATGATAGCTCCTATCTAGGATTGTCGTCTTATTTAAGACTTAGCTTGTCTTCTTTTTGTTTGAACTTTTGGCTTAACCGCTGTTTGTTTTTGTTGAACGGGAGCAGGACTCGAGGCAATGAATTCCGGTTTCATCGAAGCTGAGCTAATTACTTTCATTTGCAATACACTGTTTTTCACTTCTAAATCTTTGTATAGCTTTTGTAGTTTGTTCTTCTCTTCCTCAGCAACACGTGCTTTCTCCAAAGCAACATCAAGTTCATTTCTCGACGGTAGCTGAACGTCAAGCCGCGCATGCAGCTCAGCTTGCACCCGTTCATGTCGTTGATTTTGCAGTTGCAAATCATTAACGTCATTTTTTGATTGCGCAAGCGCTTGATGCAACCTACCCATCTCCTCCTGAAGCTGTATGTTTGTTTCAGTGGTGTCTTTGAGTTTAGCTTCTGCAAGCGTTGCTCGGGTATCCAACATTACTAGTCGAGATAATAAATCATTCATCATGTCTTTCTGCTTTTGCACAAAGACATTAACAAATTCAGCTTCCATTATAAACCTTTCACTTTTTAATATGTGCCACCATCAAGTGTACTGTAAGCGACCACGCCGCCGGAAATCTGAAGAACAGTTCCTTCCGAACCCTTGCTCAGTTTACGGAATCCGTTTGTGCTGTTAGCAACAAGAATGTCTTCCGCTGTGAACGTATTCAAACCAAGACCACCGGATGTACCTGGTAGCGGGGTTGACAACGACAACGTATTTGCCGTTATGTTGACGTTCATTGTACTGTTTGCCGTCAACGTAATCGATGTTGAGTTGGCAATGAAACCAGTTAGACCTGTGCCACCTGTCTTGAGGAACGCCTGAAGCGTAGCAGGATTGTAGGTGTTGTTTGCTGTATCAATGGTTGTCGTTGGCGCAGCCAACAAACCATCGAACAACTTCCAAACACCGCTATCACTCGCATCACGGAAGATACCAGCGTGTCTATGGTTGTTTGTATTTGCGTCGAGACCATAATTACCATAGACACCAATATCCAACAAGTCTGATACGTTATTATTCGTACCCAACTGAATCAACGGATCTGTAACGGTAATGTTGTTAGCATTAATTGTTGTCAGCGTACCAGTAACGTTCAAGTTACCAGAGACGCTCAAGTCACCGACCGCCATTTGGTTAGCGGTAATGTTATTTGTAACAGAGACGTTTGCACCGAACGATGCGTTAGCAACGACGTTAAGTGTTGTTGCTACGTTTGCAAAACCATTAACCGTCGTGTTACCAAACGTTGCTGTTGCATTGGTAGTGGTAATAGACGATTGTGTAATCTGGACGTTTACCGTCGAATTACCAATCGACGCTGCTGATGTATTGACAACAACGTTTGCGCCTACAGCGATTGTTGTAGTGTTAACGACGGAGTTACCTGACGTTAGACCAATGCCAGTAATTACCGTATTAACTGTGCTGTTACCAACAAACACAGCCGTTGCGTTTGCAATAACGTTTGCACCGACGGAGACTACGCTGTTGTTAACAACAACCGTCTGTGTAGCTGTTTGATAAGATGTGCCAACTTGTGTTGTGACGGCATTAACGGTTGAATTGCCGACAAACAAAGCCGTCGCGTTTGCAATAACGTTCGCACCGACCGCAACTACTGTGTTGTTAGCAACAGTTGTTTGAGTAGCTGACGCCCATGAGGTGCCAGTCTGAGTCGTAACCGCATTGACAGTCGAGTTGCCAACATACAACGCCGTTGTGTTAGCAATAACGTTTGCACCAGCTGCAAGAGCTATTGTGTTAACAACAGACGTACCAACCAAGACGGCATTAGGGTTAACGTTTGCAGACGCTGTACTGTTTGCTACTCTTATTTGTGTTGACGTGATCGACGCGTTAACTGTCGTGTTACCAACGAGCAACTGTGTTGAGTTTGCAACAACGTTTGCACCAACAGCAACTACTGTGTTGTTGACTGTTGTTGTTTGAGTAGCACTTGCAACAACAACACCGGTTTGACTTTGAACTGCGTTGACGGTCGAGTTACCAACATATACCGCTGTCGTGTTAGCAACAACGTTTGCACCCACGGATGCTTGAGAAGTGTTGACAACGGAGGTGACTGTACCGTTCGTAACAGTGAACCCAACCTGCGTAGCAACAGCATTGACAGTCGAGTTACCAATATACAACGCTGTAGTATTAGCAATAACGTTCGCGCCAGCAGCAACGACCGTGGTGTTAACTCTACTTGTTCCAACGTCAATGGATGTCGGTGTGACGTTTGACGAGCTTGATGCGTTACGTACAGTAATGAACGAACTGTTTGTGTAAGCATTGACAGTTGAGTTGCCAACAAGAACAGCATCACCGTCAATGGTGACGTTGCTTACTGTCAACATTGTACCCTTGAGTTGTAGGTTGCCTGCTGTCAGTGTTGTGTTAACAGTGCTGTTACCCATGAACAGCGTTGTCGCGTTAAGAGTAACGTTCGCTCCAACGGAAACGGCCGTTGAGTTGACGGTCGCAATACCAACAACAAATGCTGTCGGTGTAATGTTTGCTGTTCCGGTACTGTTCGCCGCCTGGATGAGTGTTGAAACAACGGTAGCATTGACGGTGCTGTTACCAACCAGTATACCAGTTGTATTTGCAACAACGTTTGCACCTACGGAAACTTGTGTCGTATTAACCGTGGTCGTGGTTGTTGCGCTTGTAACAACAACGCCTGTCTGACTTTGAACTGCATTAACAGTTGAGTTGCCAACATATACGGCAGTAGCGTTTGCAACGACGTTTGATCCAACGGATATCTGTGAAAGGTTGACTGTTACTGTTCCGGTGCCGTTCGAAAGAACCAAGCTGCCCTGAGAAAGAACGGAGTTGGATGTAGAGTTACCAACGTACAAAGCTGTTGTGTTTGTAACAACGTTTGCACCGACAAGAATAGATCCGTTAACTGTAAGCGCGTCTGTTGCAGCAACAAACGTAAACCCTGCATCACCAGAAAGCCCGCCAGTCGAGTTTGCGTATACGACCTGACCCGCCGTTACAACGCCCGTACGTGTGTCAACGTAGTTCTTAACAGCCCATGAAGAAACAAGCTCAGTATTTGATCCACCTGCCGTTGCACCAAGTTGAGAGCTGTTAGATTGAGTTGATATCGAAGCAACGTTTACTGTTGTGCCGACGGGTCCAACAATCAGCTTTGTTGTTTGAATTGCATCTATCCAGCTCGTTGAGTTAGCAACGAGTGCTTGGTTTGCTGTCAATGTACCTGGGTTACGGACACCACCAATGGCAACGACGTTTGCTGAGTTGGCAACCCCGTTCACGCTACCAATGAATAGTACCTCACCGTTTCCAGAGTACGCAAGTTCACCGACGGCAAGGCTTGCAGGCAATGCCGTGGTGTTACTTCTCTTTATTTGAATTTGGTTTGCCATTTAAAATGTTCCCCCGTCTAGGTCTAGTAATTTTACAACGTATTTGTCTGTTGACGGATCATAAACGAGGGTGCTATTTACTGGCGTATTCGCAGTATCGGCTGTCACATCCAAAAGACCATCTAATCGTCTATTGGCATCCGCTTGAATTGTGTTCTTTAATGTAACTGGTGAGCTGGCTTGTAACTGACCATTTGTAACTTTCACAACAATAGCTGTCATCTCGTTACTCCCGGCGTCACAGTAACAATTCCTTCTAAAATACGTGAAGTTAGATTGTTGTTGTTATTTGTAAGCAAAACGTCATAAACATATCTACCCGGCACTAGATTTGATGTTTGTTGATCAGTCAAAGACAAAAGAACCAGCCCCTGCGCCTCGGCGACAGAAACGCTGAAACTAACTGCATTTGATGATGATGGTGTCTTTCTAATCTGAGAACTAGCTGAGTACCCTGTCAAATCGACAAGATTTCCATCATCATCCGTTAGGTTTATAGATGTTGAATAGTCTGTTCCCTGATCAATGACAAGATTTGCTTTGATTGCCATGTACCAATTCCGCTTATAATAGTATTATCGCGGTATTTATATTTACAAAATCTGTTGCTTTTTGCCAATGATCATTAGTCTGTTCTTGTGACCAAGATCCAACCTACCCCGAAAAATGATGTTGGTCAGTTTACATTGCTTCACCAGATCATCCGTTGTTTGTATAGGGTTGATATGGCCGGGATCATCTTTTTCATCGCACGCTTGAAACACATACAGAGCATCCTCGTTTGCAACTTTGATATTGTGGAGGTTGGTCATGTGTTCACAGGACGTGTTTATAACAACATCAAAACTTTGATTCTGCACGCGTTGCAAATTCTGCTCGACATCAACAACACCCATTCTTATTTTTGACGTGCCGCTGTATCGCGCGTCATGTAGGTATTCTGCAACGGAGAGGGGCTCACTTTGTTTGTCAGTTAAAAGAATGGAGCACTCGGGGTACTGTTGTTGCAACATAGGAACAAGAAAACTCCCATACCATCCGCCTAATATTAATATAGACGGTGATGAGGGGAGTTTTGTTTGGGCCAGTGTTTCAACTAACCACTTTTTCGATCTGTATTGTGTCTTACTAAACGAATCAGCAAAATCATCTATCTGATGCTTTGGTAGTGTGCGTAGAACATCAGAAACATTACAAAGATAACTAAACATTACACAACGATATTCTGGTTCAGTAGTTCCGGCCGGAATTCTGCAATGAGTTCGTCAAGGAACGTAAGAAGTTCTTGTCTATGTGGCCAATCGTTGAAAGCGCTGTATGTGGTTGTCTTTTCAAACACATCCTCGTACCATGTAATGGTCTTGTTGTGTTTGGCGCAGAACTTGAGCATCAAGCATGTCGTGATAAAGTTTCTTTCAACGGCTTGTCTAATGAAATGGTAAGGACGAACAACCGGTGTGTTGCCATAGTAGCTCTTTATTAGAAGGTTTGCGTGAGAAAGCATTGCGTTGCGGATGTTCTTACGCGTAATGAATGCAGACGCGCCAGCCCAAACAGAAACATCACCACTCTGTGCAGACACGAGATACATAGAATTGGGATCGGATAAGTTGTCCCACGCATCGAGATATTCATCAACGGTATATGTTGGTTGAATACCTGTTTCGTGGAAATCACGCTTCCAAACGGGACGAGATGGGTTAGGCCCAGCAATTGCTGGGAAATAATTTATTTCACCCTTGAAAGGAACGCCAGCTTCTAATGCCTTGTGGATTGTGAAAGCTGTAGAACCTGAGCGACCTGTTCCTACAATGTACATATTTGCACCTCTAAAAAGTTAAATTGTGATGATAAACATCGTTTGTGTGAAGATTGGATCGAAGTATGGCAGTATTTATGCAAACAAGCTGCACGGCATGTGCAGCGCTTTTGTGTCGCAGCCATTTAAGTTTTTCTGTTATACAGATGATCCTGTCGGTCTGCACCCAGAAATCAAAGTTATACCATACGTTGACTTTGATCTACATCCAATTGTTTTTAACAAACTGTTTCTTCTCAGCGACGAGTTTGCGTTAAAGATTAATAATAATCCGACGTTTTTCTTTGATCTTGACATTGTAATTAAGAAAAACATTGACGGGTTTATCAACCGTTCAAAAGAAACAAGCACCTTTAAAACAATTAATGCTGTTTGGAAATCTTTAAGACGTAAGGATATAGAACCACCATACCTTGATCACACCATCAACTCGAGCTGCATGTTCTGGATACCAGGAACAACAAATCATTTATGGTCATCATTCATAGAAAACAAGCAAGCCTTCTTAAAAAAATACTGGAGAGGAATGGATGGCTTTCTTTTTTATGAACATAAAATCAGAGGTGGCCTTCCTGAGGATTGCTTTTATTCTTTTCTGTATGATATCGATAGGAAAGTAAAACGAATTATGTCATCGCCAGAAGAATATGAGGTATACAAAGACTCAGTACCAATTGTTCTTTTCAATGGGCCAACAACACAGGAAGATATAGACGATTTTGTATCTAACGGTTACAAAAGCTATTATTCAAGATTTGAAGAGGCGTTCAACGGCACTACAGAGCAGCGGGAAGATATTCGCAAAGAGATTGGCCGCGACATGCTCCTACGTCAGCTCTGAATATCGTCTATCATGTCTTCCCACATTCCCTCATGAGGAATAATATAACCCAGCGTCAATCTTTCTTCGTTTTCTGCGTTTGCACAATGCCAATAAATTCTATCAGGTTCATTCCAAGGACCGTAGTATCCAACTTTACAAGTCCATCCCGGCGTATCTTGCATTGTTACGATTTCTTTCGTCAGCGGATCTTGGTATCTAAAATATCCCTTTCCATCCTTTGACCATGAAAGAAGGATGTTGTAGCCAGCCGCATTGGCGTTGTGATGCCATCCCATGTACCCACCTTTAGGATACAACATCTTGACAGCGTTGTTCCTCGATCCCGACCAAGCAAGCAACTCTTGATCTAGCGTCTTCAATGCTTCTTTCAAGTTGGGTGGGATATGACGTGAGAGATCAACACCATACGTTTTTTCCGGAAAGCCATCAACCGGTTTATTTTGCATGTGATGCAAGTATTCATTACCACATGCATACTCCGGAGTTATATCTGAACGGCCGTAGGGATAGTTTGATCGATCTTGCAATAATAGCTGTTGTAGAAACTTGTCAAGGATTACTTTTAGGTCTTTGTTGTTTATTTCAATAGTTTTCATTGGCCAACTCTATGCGGTAGTGTGTGATGATAAAAAACGATCGGCTGTTGCGTCTCGGTCAGATAGTACCCATTGACAAAATTCCACCTAGCGTCGTCATTGAATACCTGAACGTTGATTGGGAGATTGTCCTCGTTCATCAACTTCCAAAAAGTAAATTGATCCCATTGAGCAAATGATTTTGGTATTTCATCCTCATTGTATGGCCATGGCTCGGCGCGCTGCTTGACGTAATCTTGCCACCACCTTTCCATGAAGTATTTTGTTTGTTCGTTTGAACGGTAGAGAAAGAAGCCGCCGTGGTAAGTCATGCGACCCTTGGGGATTGTGGTGCCACCAGGCCACTTATCTTCTTTTCCATTATATGGTCTAATTTTTGTAATCAAAATATCGCAATCGTTTGGCATTTCATTCCAAATGTTGCGTACATCTTCATGCATGCATTCCATGTCAGCATCAACGTAACAAGTTAGTTCCGTGTAAGGCGTTTGTGATAGAGCGTACAGCTTCGTTCTTATGTGTGAAGGGACATCCTCACTAACGACTAAATCAAACACGCTATCATCAACCCGGGTTCGTAAATCGGGAGTGACAAACATGGTAATATGTGCTTCAGGATAGAAATCCTTTATACTTGCAGCGAGAAAATTTGCACCAATCACGTAGCCGGGATCCTTTGAGGCTACGATCAAAAAACCATTACGAAGATCAGTCATTATTGTTCCTCTGACGGCTCGTCAGTTTGAGCGGGAGGATTTTGTACCGAGTCAAGGATAATTGCTGCTGCCATTGCATATACTTCAAAATCGCTTTTCGAACGGCGGAGTGCTGACTTCAAAGCTTTATTTGTGGTATTCTTAATAGCATCAACTTCAAAGGCAGCAAGTTTAACCTGGAACAACCGCTCCTGACGCTCACGTTCCTTTTGAGCTTCTTCCTGCGCCTTTTGACGATCCCTGTCGCCCTGGATTTTACGAATATTGTTTTGTGTATTCTGTTCCAGCTCTGCTTCAGAGAACGTTGCACGTATCTCTTGATAGTCGGGATTGTTTGTTTCGTTAGAATTGATAACCGCCGTAATCACTCTTCCATCATCGTAGTGAAACTCAGCCGACATTACTGTTCTTGCATTATTGACCCAATGCGGGTTTTTTATGGTTCTCTTCATGCTATCCTTACCCAAAGTTTTATCGTTGATATTGTCTCAGGACTTGAAATGATAGTCAACCCTGTATACGAACCGGTGAACGACCCAACATAAGCGCCTGAATATGCTGTTGAATATACCCCGGTATATAGTCCCGTGTAAATTCCTGTGAACTGACCCGTGTACAAGCCTGTAAACGCTCCTGTCCATGCATTACCATATGAGCCTGAGTACTGTCCGGTGAACGAGCCAACATAAGACCCAACATATGCTGCGGAAAATGTGTTGGAGTAAATACCGGTAAATGTACTTTGGTAGTTGCCAACAAAGCTTCCTGTAAACGTTCCTGTGTAATTACCAACATACGCACCAGCGTATATACCGGTGTAGGATTGTGAGTAATTTCCCACATAGGCGCCACTAAACGTGCCAACATAACCACCACTATACTGACCAGTGAAGGAGCCAACGTAGCCGCCGCTATAGAGTCCGGAGAATGTGCCGACATAACCACCACTATACTGACCAGTAAACGTACCAACGTAGCCACCACTATACAGTCCGGTGAATGTCTGCGCATACGCGCCGGCATACGCGCCAGTAAAGCTACCGGTATAGTTGCCAATATAGGCGCCGCTGTACTGTCCGGTAAACGAGCCAACATAACCGCCGCTGTATGACCCAGTGAATGATTGTGCATAAGCTCCTGCATATGCGCCGGTGAAGCTACCTGTATAGTTACCAATATAGGCGCCGCTGTATTGGCCTGTGAATGCACCCACATAACCACCGCTATAGATACCTGTAAACGTTTGAGCGTACGCACCAGCGTACGCGCCAGTGAAGCTACCAGTGTAGTTACCAACATATGCGCCAGCATATGTTCCTGTGAACACCTGTGCATATGTGCCAGCATACAAACCAGCGAACGCTTGCGCATAAGCACCAGCGTATATACCTGAGAACGTTCCCGTGTAATTACCTGCGTACACGCCAGTGTAATACCCTACAAATGTATTTGCATATACGCCGGCGTATGTTCCTGTCCAAGTCGCTGAGTAATTTCCAGCATAAGTTCCCGTCCAGTATTGAGAATACGAACCAGTATAGTTACCTGTAAAGTATGAAGTATACGTTCCTGCAAAGCTTTGTGCATAGGCGCCCGCATACGTTCCTGCGTACGCGCCTGTATACGCACCGGCAAATGAACTTGCGTAACTACCTGCAAACGCTTTAGCCACGTTTTGATAACCACCAAGGTAGCTAGATGAATACCAGCCCGCAGTGTTGCCGCCATACGTGCGACTGAACGAGCCAACATAGTAGCCCATGTAGACTGCCCCGGTTGCATTATAGGCACCAACAAAACTACCTGCAAACCAGCCACCACCCGCAACGTTGCCGCCATACGTGCGACTGAATACTCGAGTATAATACCCAACATAAGAGACTGCGTTGACGTTATAAGTACCAACAAAACTACCTGCAAACCAGCCACCACCCGCAACGTTGCCGCCATACGTGCGACTGAATACTCGAGTATAATATCCTGTGTAGCTTACACGTGCATAATACCCTGTATAGTATCCAGTAAAATAACCAGTGTAGTACCCCGTGTACGCTCCTGCGTAGTAACCAGTGTAATTGCCCGTGAAGTAGCCCGTATATGTGCCCGTCCACGATCGCGCATAAGCGCCAGCATACACACCCGTCCATGTTTGACCGTACGTACCAGCATACGATCCCGTCCACACGCGGGTATATGATCCTGCATAGTACCCGGTGAAGTACCCAGTATAATATCCCGTATATGCACCAGCGTACGCTCCAGTAAACACACGTGAATAAGCACCCGTGTAATTACCTGTAAAGTAACCAGTATAATACCCCGTGTAGTTGCCCGTGAAGTAACCAGTATATCCGCCAGAATACAATCCAGTATATGAACCGCTAAACACACGTGAGTATGTGCCGGCGTAAGAGCCAGTAAAGTAGCCAACGTATCCACCAGCGTACGCACCTGTGAACGTTTGATTGTAGACACCGGTATAGGTACCAGTATATGAACCACTAAACACGCGCGAATATGTACCCGCGTAAGAACCAGTAAAGTATCCTATGTAACTGCCAGCATACGCTCCGGTGAACGTCTGATTGTATACGCCCGTGTAAGCACCGGTATATGAACCACTGAACACGCTTGAATATGTGCCAGCGTAAGAGCCAGTAAAATATCCAATGTACCCGCCACTGTACGTGCCCGTGAACGTTTGGTTATAATTACCTGTGTATGCGCCAGTAAATGTCTGCTGATAATTACCAGCATAGGTACCAGTAAACGTCTGGTTGTAGATACCAGTGTAAGCGCCAGTAAATGTTTGATTGTAACTGCCTGTGTATGACCCTGTAAACGTTTGGCTGTATATACCAGTGTATGCGCCTGTATATGAGCCAGTGAACACACGTGAATAAGCACCTGTGTATGCTCCGGAGAACGTACCTACATAAGCACCAGTAAAAGCGCCCGTGAACGTGTTAGTGTAGCTTCCTGTGAACGCTTGGCTATAAACACCTGTGTACAGGCCAGTGTATGCTGCGCTAAATGCCTGTTGGTAAGTTCCGGAGAAAGTTTGATTGTAAACGCCGGTAAAGTTCCCACCATAGGCTCCCGTGTACGCTGCTGTGTAGGCGCCGGTGAATGCTTGTTGGTACGTGCCAGCATATGCTTGGTCTTGAGTTTGATAACGCGTATCATCAAAACCGCTACCTGCTTGAACCCATGTTCCTGGTGTTACAGGCGTTGTTGCTGATAACTGATATTGTCCAATACCGTTTGTGACAATGTAGTTACGAACTTTATGCGTTAATGTTCTGATATCATCATCAGTCATCTCGCGCACGCCAGCCGCAAACTTGATAGGTCTTGTAACCGTTGAAGCGGTACTATCTGTGCGCTGCCAAAGCGTTGTTGTGTTTGTTGTTCCTGTAGTTAACGTATTTGTTAACGTTCCTCGAGACGCCCATGTACCAGTAGCAGGAGCCGTTGGCTGAAGCACGTATGCGCCTGCGCCGGAAAGAAGCATGCCCTGTAAAACTGCATTACAAAGATTGTCTTTTATATCCGTATCAGTAAACTCTTTGAAATAGTTATTACTCGTACTCCACCCAAGAGGTCGTACTGTCGTTTCATTTAAAGAGGAGTTGGAAAGATCTTGATAGAGCGTTGTGCTGTTTGTGGTAATAGCACCAGCATTGACGGGGTGCGTACCGAGCGAGTCTGTCCGGTAAGTATCGACCCATGTACCGATCGATGTACCATTAGCCATTGAACCAACAGCAAGAGAACCAACACTTGTGTTTGAAGCAAAGTATGCTCCAATAACAGGCGAAAGGTAACTAGCAACGTCCGTATTGGACATTGCCTGTAATCCCTTTAACGCTGTATTGTACTTAAGTGATGTTATGGCCATAGAAACAAAAAATAGTTAAGCTGTACGAACGTACAAGCTCTTTGTCATTGTCTGCAGCGTGTTTTGTGCAGTGAGGCCTGTGTAAACTCCTGTATACGTTCCGGTCCACGCCCGCGTATATACGCCCGTGTATGCTCCCGAGTATGCACTTGTATAAGCGCCTGTGAACCCGCCACTGTAGACTCTGTTATAAGCTCCCGTGTATGGTACTAATGAAGAATATGCTCCTGTATATATCCCGGTGAAAGCACCGGTAAATGATTGAGCGTAAGATCCTACGAATGCTTTACTATACGCGCCGCTGTACGTAGAGGTGAATGTTTGATTAACTACTCGTGTATATGCTCCGGACCAAACAGCTGTCCAAGCCTGACTATAGACGCCCGTGTAGTATCCTGTCGTGTACCCACCTGCATAATTACCTGTCCAAGATTTCGATACACCGCGGTATGTTCCAACAAACGCTTGCGAATAATAACCTTGCTCACTGCTACCATATGTGCGTCTAAACGAGCCAACATAATAACCGATATAGCTGACAGTGCCGCCTGGACCGTATGCTCCAACAAACGCTTGTGAATAATAACCCTGCTCATTACTACCATATGTACGTCTGAATGAACCAGTGAAATAACCAATATATGTCAGGGCAAAGCTGTTATACGCTCCAGCGTAGCTTGACGCATACCAGTTTTCTTCTCGACCACCAAATGTGCGTCTATACACGCTTGTGTAAGCGCCCGTGTAACTTGTACGGTTAAACAGACCAGTGTATGTGCCTGCATATATTCCCGTAAAGTATATAATGTAGTTACCACTGTATGCGCCCGTGTAGCTGTTTGCATATCCACCCGTGTATGTACCTTGATACGCAGCGCTGAATGAAGAATTGTACAAACCACTGAACGCGCCGGTGTACGATCCAGAGAATGCTCCTGTAAATGCTTGCTGATACGTTCCTGCATATCCGCCAGTGAACGGTGTCAGTAGGTTGTAGATACCAGTGTACAGCGCAGTAAAGGTGTTACCATATTGGCCGGTAAACGTGCTTTGATACGTACCAGCGTAGATCCCCGTGTAACTACCAACGTAAGTGCCTGCATACGATCCTGTGTAGTTTACATCGTAATTTATATTCAAACGGTCAATAGCCGATCCTACCGATGTCCATGTACCAGTACCAGGCGCAGATGTACTAAATGAGTATTGACCTATCCCCTTTGTACGAATTGATTCGCCAATGCACACATACATTGATTCTATCTCAAGATCCGTCATTTCTACGAGCCGAGATTCACCACTCACAATTGTTTGTTTGAGAGGTCTGTATGTCGTGCCCACTGACAACGTATCTGTTCGTTGCCATAGCGTGTAGTTGACTGTTATCAATGACGTTGAGGACCAATACGTATCTGCAAAAGTTCCAACACTAACCCATGTACCTGGAAATGACAATCCTGATGGCGTATAGATGTTGTCAAGGAGCCAGTAACGATACGCCATTGTATCGATAATGGTAGGAAGAAGGTAATCGTAAATGTCTGAATTAGACATCTCAACAACTTGCTGTTCATTACCGTTTTGGATATAATGAACAGGACGTGCTGAGAGGGAAGGAGTTAGTGCACGTTCATTCTGAGTAAAGTTGTACGTGTTGATAAGATCAACCGTAATTGGATGAGCGCCGCCATAACTTGACGTGCGATAGTCAGTGAACGTGCCACGATTAACATCATAGGCGCCAGCACCATTGATTCTTAATTTTGACCCATAAACAGAGTCCGGATTAGCTACTGCATAGTTGACTAGCTTAGGAAGAATGATGTCTGCAATCTCTGCATCCGACATCTCCTGAACCCCAATAGCGACTGCACCGCTATATTTCGCTCTAAGAGGTCTTCCCATTTCATGGTCCTACACGTGTGCCGCTGACATTATAAATGCCAAAGTTTCCTGCGTGCACGACATTACCACCCTTATATTGAACGTTTGTCATGTCAATCGTCAATCCCGTCGTAGTCGAACTAGCATTCTGTTGTAAGTTGAATGCAAAGCCACCATCCTTGACAGAAGAGTTTGAATTATCGTACGTCGTAAACGTTAGACGACTGTTGGATGTATTACTCGTCATAAACGCAATTGATGCGTTTTGTGAGGTGTTTGCTGTACTGCGCAGTCTGAGTCCAGTGTTTGCTGCAGTGAAAAAGACGTTACCTGTTATCGTGACAGCATCCGTTGAGGATGGTGAATTGTTCTTGATACCAACAACTTTATTAACCGTATCAACGAACAACGCATCTACGGCCACAGCGACGTTGCCAGAAAAACTTGATGCATTAGCGATTGTCAGTGTACCATTAACGACAGCATTATTAAGTACACGGAGTGTACCCACGTTTGCAACGCCGGCTGGTGCAAATAGGGAACCGTTGCTTGAAAGTACGATTCTCACTGGGACAAGCGTGTGGCCTGTCTCGCTTGTCGAGCCGGCTGTTATGTTTACGTTTGACCCACCGAACGTTGTTGATAGCTGGAAGCCAGTCGTGTTAGCAGAAATGACATAATAGAAGGACGCATTTGTCAGTCCACTCAAAGCTGTATTGCCAGCAGCTACAAGGTATTGAACGAGTTCGCCATTAGAAAATCCATGTGCTGCAATAGTTGTAATAAAGTCTATTGCTGAAGAAACACCAGACAAGGCATTGAATGTTGCCGATGTTCCAACAATACTTTCCGTATTAGATACTGCTGTTGTTACAGCTGTAACAGTGTTTGCTGTCACTTGCCATAGACGTGTAGCAGAACCAAACTGTGCTGCAGCATTCGACGTTGGAATTATTACATCTGCCGTTGCGTTTGTAAGCTGTGCAATACCAGTCGACGTTACATTACCAAAAAACCCTTTTGAAGAATATACAATCCAGCGGGTTGATGTGTTACCTAGGGCATACGTATCGTCAGTCGTAGGTTTATAGTCGGCCGAGCTCGTACCACTAAAAGCGAGGTTACCCCCAACCGCAAAGTCACCTTCAACTCTGAAGTTGCCGCTAACGTTGGCTGTACCAACAACCTCTAATCCGTTATCGACTTTGAATTTTGTATTACTAGCAGCCATTACTTACCTTATTATTTTATGTACTGCACAAACAACTTGGCACTAGTGTTAGCGCTTGTTTGTTGGAATTTAACTGAAACAGCTGAGCTATTTATTGTTGCTGAATACACACCAACGTTAGCACCTTCAGGAGCAGCAACAACGGCATAGGATGTAAGAGTAACGTCTGTCTCATTCTGCGCAATTACAAGCTCTTGAACTTGTGTATTGGCACCAGTTCTTGTTGTTGTACGTGAAAGAATCTTTGCACCATGATACGTACCAATAGGGAAGCTAAAGATCTCAACAGGTGTAAATGAACCGGCAGCATTGGCGTTACCAATGTTTGTATTAGTAACAACGGTTTGTACAATTTCCGTCTGAATTGTTACATCACCGCCTAACGCTGTTGTACTTGAAACATTGAGGAAACCTGTAATTGTTGTGTTACCAACCGACACTGCATTAGATACAATCAACTGGCCATTAGCAACAACGTTAGCGCGCGCTGATAGCACACCACCAATATTTGCTGTTGAAGAAACGTTGATGAACCCCGTAATAGAAGTATTACCAGCAGCAGCTACGTTGTTGACTAAAAACGCACCGTTAACTGTTGCGTTTGCGGTAACGTTCAATGTCGAGCTGACGTTTGCAAATCCTGTAATTGTCGTATTACCAACTGATGCTGTATTATTGACTGTCAGCGCACCATTGACCGTTGCGTTACCAACGACGTTAAGTGTTGTGCTAACATTCGCAAAACCGGTAATTGATGTATTGCCAACAGCTGCTGTATTGTTAACAGTGAAGGCTCCGTTAACAGTGCCGGCACCAGCAACGCCGAGTGTATTTGCTAGAGAGACAATACCCGTCACGGATAGTGTATCAACACTAATATTCAAGTTACTCACCGTTGCATTAGCGGTTAACACTACGCTTGAGAGAGAACTGTTTGCTTTAATTGTCGTGTTACCCGTTGCAATTGTGACTGCGTTGATGTTGAAACCTGTTGCGGTAACAGCAACGTTTGTTGCCGTTGAATTGCCAACAATTGTTGCAACTGTTACGGTACTATTTGCTTTGATTGTTGTATTACCTGTGAATACAGAAACTGCACCCACGGTTAACTGAGAGACAGCGACATCAAGATTTGTTGACGTTGCGTTGCCTGTCAATACGACTGAACTTGATGACGTGTTGCCTTTCAACGTTGTGTTACCGGTGGCAATAGACACAGCATTAATAGTCAATTGGGACACATTCAAGTCAACGTTTGTCGACGTTGCGTTACCTGTCAGAACTATGTTGTTAACAGACGTGTTGCCTTTTAAGGTTGTGTTACCTAGGGCAATAGTAGAAGCTGCGTTCACATAAACGTTAGCAGCCTGAATATAGGTGTTTGACGTAATTGACGCTTGACCGCCACGGATAGTCGTGTTTGCGTTATTAATATCAACGTTTGAGGAGACAGTCGCTTGTCCGCCTTGAATAGTCATCGCTGCCGCATTAACAAAAACGTTAGCTGCGTTTGTATATGCATTAGACGTAACAGTAACACTACCACCGCGCAGCGTGGTTATTGTTGTGTTGACATCAACATTAGCCGCGTTCAAAAACACGTTTGCGGAGCTGTGTAGATTAGCGCCAGTGAAGCTTGCGTTAGATGTAATGGTAAGGTTCGCTGACGTTGCAACGTTACCACCACGGAGAGCTGTTCCTATACCAATTGTATTAGCTGCAAAAATACCAACCAACTGTGAGTTGCCAGTGACGGTAGCGCCCGCTGCGGCGCTGTTTGCTGTCAATGCTTGATTAGTAAACGTATCAGCCATCTGATTGGTTATACCAATCCACGTCGCAAAGGAATCTGATGCGATAACAACGTTTGCTATTGCTTTAGCCATTTGTCTTCCCGTTCAATAATTGTTGTAGCATCTGTTTTATATCACTCATCTCCTGCTGCAGGCTCTGAACCTGATCAACTGCCTTGTAAAGTTGCAAATGCTTTTCTCGTTCTTTGAGGTAGTGTGCGTACCCTTGTTTGTCTATATTTAGAATGGCCGTAGACCTACGATCTCGTACAAACCTGCTATCTTGTGTTTTTAAAAACTTATCTGTCATGCTGATACCGCAATTGCACGCACATCATCGACGTACGGTATTCTAATACCATCTTCTGATAGAAGAACTAATTTGACAGTGAATTTGTCATAGCCTCTAAAGATAGCTCCAGCTTTGTTAAAGTATGTCAATACATTACCCGATTGTACATCGAGGAAGGCACTTTGCGGACGAGATACAACATCAATCTTAAATCCACTACCCAACACGCTTGCGTTTGATCCTGGGCCAGTTGCAACCGTAATTGTGGTCGAGTTTGAAGCAACAACCGTATCAACGAAATAGTTGTTTGTAAATGTTGACGAGTATACACGCACCGTCGATCCGACGGCTATGTCGGTATTGACTGTACCGCTCGTTCCCGTAATAACGGTACATGCAGAAGATACGGTGAATGTACCAGTTGCTGCTGTGCCTGAGCCATAAAGAGGCATCTCAAACGGCAACTCCTTAAAGTCGTAAATGTTTGAAGGGCTACTGTACGGAACGTCTGTGCCGGCAAAGGAAAGCTGTGTCCAGTCTTTCAAATCAATACTTTCCGGATCTTCGCTATTGTGGAAGCGCGCATATGCTTCTATTGTTGTTCCTGCTGGTCTATAACCACGGATGTACAACTTCATATCTTCTGATACTTGATCAGCCAAGTCGATGGGCTTGGTTATATAACGAGCCTGCGATAGACCCGATCCCTTATGTTCGTTAGTTGATATGTTGTTTATACTATAACGCTCGACGAACAAGTCAAGGTTTTCTTCTCTCACATAAGGAGAAACAAAGGGGTTGTTTGTAGTAAATGTCAGTGTTCCCGCAAACGGATTTGATTTACCCGCAAGCACTCTATTTGTTTCTGAAAGCATAACAGCGTCATACTGATTAACAAACATACGCTGACCTAGTGTTGCGTCAACCTGTCGCGTTGCATCAATTACACCACCATTGTTTGCAAAATTTAACGTTGAGACAGCTGTTGTGCCTCCAGGTGTTCTTATTGTAAAGTTAGGGACAACGCTGTTTAGCTGATAATCAATAATAGAAGTTATTTTTGCCTCTGCTAGAGAATCAACACCACGGATTACATCGTTGCTTGCAAAGTACACAGTACTGTTTGATGTTGAATCATTTACAACCATGTTATCCGAGACACCATCACTGTAAAACATTTTTGCTGTGGCGGTTTTGTAATATTTACCGACAGCATTTGTAAACGATGGCTGTTCGTTGATTGTTAGTAGTGTGTTATTTGCTCTTGAAGTGACAACACGCACCTCCGTGTTATCCGTTGTACCGTCCGTAATAACAAACGCATCTCCGACGTTGAGAGTGGAGAAGCTTGTTCCGTTACCAATAAGAGACAATGAAGCAGCGTTGATGCTTACAGTACCTGCTGCATTAGCTGATACTTTGTAAATGTCTTCACCACCCTTGAAAATACCAACCTTATCCGTCACGTCCATCAGCTCGTAAGGACGATTCTTTATTAGGAAAGTCATTGACAATGATGTGTGCTTTGCCACTTTGACGCGGAATGATAGATCGGCATCTACGACCGGTGTAAGACTTTTGCCATTAGTCATGGTGAACAATGAACCGTCTACTTTACCAGATGATACAGAAGTCTTCTGCGTGGTACCAAGAATGTTTTCACCAGCTTTGTTATACCAAATTTTAAAATCTGGATCACTACCGTCAAACTTTATCATAATTGCGTATTTGCGATCAGTCGGTGCTGGCAATGGCTGATTGAATATGAATGACGTTGCATCCCCGCCATCCGTATCTGCAATAATGTTATCGTAATCAACTCGTGCTGAGAATGTGTGATGGAACAGTGTTAGATCAGGAGAGCCATCTTCGTTGCATCCACAAAGAAAGATAGAAATACCAGGTTTGTCTATACCAGACTTGGTCTTTCCTGCGACTGGTTTACCATATATGTAAAGATCAACACCAGTAATGCTAGCTACATCAGCACCCTGGACAGCATCTTTATCAAGAAAAAATGTTTGAGCTAAGTCGAATCCTGCCATTTGTTTTCCTATTATTTAACCAGCGACTTCTTCAAATTCGCTTACAGGTGGTATGTATACCGAGACACGAATATGACTTCTAAAATATGATAACGCTAAGGTTTCGTAATCGTCTGGTAACGTTGCTGTCCCAAGCGTCGTAAGAATGACTTCCTTAACGCCTGCCAAAGCGTTTGCTGCTGCTTGTGCTTGTTCTAGAGGAGTCTCTCCACCAGCAAGACCCGAATCATAATAGTAATCAAACTCAACGTATCCGTTTTCATCCGTTTTAAGAATATCACCAATTTTGCCACCAACAGGTTTTAGCTTTGACGCATCAACTAATTGGCGTTCAAAATAAAAATTATGGATAGTTAGTGGCTGCAAAGCATTTACAGCAAATCTAAAAACCTGTTCACGTGATATAAATTGTACCCGAGGGTTGGTTCTTTGTGGCATTTGTTTTCTCTTTAAGCTGATACTAATGATGAAGAAGTGTTTTCGATCACACGAGCCTTGGGGTGCATGATTATTTTCTTAAACAGCTCACCAGGTGTTATTTTCTTTTTGGTGGCGTCGAAAAGATGTATACCAATTTTTTCCAAACCAAAAGCACAAAATTCTGAACACATCCACGCTGTTGAATCTTTCCAACTTTTTTTCTTCCGTGGGATCAGAACGTTAAATGGTGCTAACGCCGTATAATCATACGGTACACCAAGTTGCATCTTTGCCCAGTGATAAAGTATACGTTCTTCCGCCGGTGTAATGTCAACCTCAACAAAAGTTTCTATTGGGTATTTTTTTCTTGTTGATACGACGACCCCCACTTCCATTGCTGGAAATACCGATACTCCATTGGAAAACACGAATTCACAATGAGAGTAGCGAGACCATGTGAATAGCCGTATCAGTGGTGATACTGGTAAATAAAAATGGTTCGAACTAAATTTGATTACCATTTCACTTTCCAAATATCATTTTACGAACACCGGAACGGAACCACAGACCAAACACAGGGAGTAACTTTTCTCTGTGTTTGACCGCGCAGGCAACGCTCTTACCAACAACTCTTCCAAGTATGTTATCATTACGCAAGACAAAAGTATTTATTGCTGCGGTAATATTGTACATACGTGCCTTAGCCGAGGCTGGCCATGCATCAAGTTCACCCGCATCCTCCAGGAGCGTAATGTATCCTTTGTAGTCTTCCTCAGACAGCCAACCGCGCATATTCAGGATAAACATATTGCCGTTACCGACGATGTTGTGAACCTTTTGACCATTTGCATAGTGAGTGAACCCGTTTTCGAGCATTAGGTTATAAACCGTAATAGGCGCTTCCACGTCAACTACTTTTGCAACCTCAACGATCTTGACGGGACCAAGCCATGGTGCTTGATATTCACACACGTCAGAAATAGCGCACAGACTTCCTTCATTATCGAAGAACGGATGTTCCTCTGTAATATATGGTGCATACTTATCATTTGTTGTGAACAACTGACGACCAGCTTTGTACTCTGTTGTCTTGATACCAATAACCTTGTTTGGTGTATTGCTAAACGCATCAAGAACAAGATCACCCACGACAATATCAGCAATGCGTTTCTGTGTTCTATCAAACAACGTTACTAAGGTGTCTGCTGTGAAACAGCCGCCACCGCCGCCACCGCCACCACCGTCACTACTTGATCCGTCAGCAGCAGTACCTTCCCCTGACATACCACCGCCGCCGTTGTCTGAGTACCCACCACCATCATATGAGGCTGGCGAAGGGTCTGCAACAAGTGTGACCTCACCACGTGCAAGGATGGAAAAGGCAGAAGGAGTAATTGTACCATCACCGACAAACTGCAACTTTTGGCCTGTCGTTCCGATAACACTACTCTTAATGCTTTGATCAACAAGAACAACTGATGTGAACGGTAGCATCAACGTGTCACCATTAACAATACCAGCCGCTGTATTTGCATGAGAGCGATCAAACTGCGACTCAAAGTTCACTTGTCTTGTTGGCGGTTTCAAGAAACCGCGGCCTTGATCAATTGTCGCAGCGTATTCTTTGTGTGTTGTATCAACCTTTGTATAATTATCAAATGTATCAACAAAGAAACCGTTTTTGAATCTATTTGTCGTTGGAGCAATTGCGCTTGGAATTGTCAACTCTTTTACGGCTGCTTCAACTTGGTTCAAGGAAGTTTGATATTCAACAGCTTGTAAGCGACGATCAAGAGCGCCAATGTCCTTCATTGAGTAACGACGTGGTTGTGATGTACGCGAATCGCGTGCACGTACTTGTGTTACGCGGAAATTGCTAAGGCGCTTGTTTACGCTACCGTTAGGACTGTATGTTCGCTTGGCTGCAAACTCTGTTGTAAACGAATTCAACGCAGAAGGAATTGAAGGGTATGGAGGAACCTTCAAAATAGAAAGCGTCATTGAATCGCGTTGTTCCGGCGGGGCAACGGGATTTGTAGGAGCTGGCGCTCCCTCTAATACCTCAAACGTACCATCTTTCCGCGCAACCACTCTATCAACTCTACCGTTATAAAATTGAACATTGAAAGAGACAACAGAGTCAGGAACAGGGAAGAACTGATTATCTCCACTTAGAGCAAACGTGTTTGCCGGATTCACCGTTGCTGACCCAACGGTGTTGGCAAGCGCAGCAGTGTTTGAAGCAAATGGACGGAAATCAATCACATCACGTGTATCAAAGTACACGCCCTTTGTTGTGCACACCTCTGGCAACTCAAGGAGGTTAATGGCAGATGAGTTTGCAGATAGTTGCGTCAGGTTTGCTGTAGCATTAACTGTGTAAGAGTTAAATGTAAAGAATCCCTCATTACCGTTCGTTGTAAACGCATCAACCTCGGCAAGCAGAAAGTCGCCAGATGTAATGGTCAGCGGTGCGCCAATATTAAGAACTAATTGAGCGTTGCGAGATGCATTTTCTTCTTCACCAACATCAACGGAGAAGTATTTTGTCACATCCGTGCTTGATGTAGTTACAGAAGAGTTCGATGCTTTGTAAACATTTTTTAAACGGAACACGCCAGGTATACCAAGCGACCATGGGCCCTCAACACCGTTAACGTTTGTTGCTGTATCAATCTTTACATACAAATTACGCTTAACTGTTTTTGACACAGGCGTTGCGTTTGCTTGTCGTACGTTGTGAATAGCAATAGCATTTACTGTACTGGCCAGGCTCGCGTTGACGTTAATGGTAAGCGTTTTTCCATCGGAGGAATTTGTTGCTGTTCTTCCCGTACGACCAAGATTGATTGGATAGAGTGCGGGGAAGAAAAGTACAGCATTGCCCGTGACGGAGTTGGATGGTGCTGTGACAAGCGAAACAGCCGTGCTGTTAATAATAGCATTGACCTGGCCAACAACACGTGCAGATGCCGTGTCGTTTGCTGTTGATGTGTTACCTAGACGAATAAAATCGCCAGGTTCAAAATTAGCTGTCCATCCAGCGGTTGTACCTGTTACGTTCGCTGAACCTGCCGTGACAGTAAATGTTCCTGTTTGGTTTGCTGCCGCTTGGTTGTTTGACTGAGGAATAAGGAACAGATCACGCTCTTCTACGGAAGAGAGCGTTGCGCCGTGTGTATATGGATGTTCAGCAGTACCACCAAGAGGACCAATACTCATATTACCTGACGATGTCAGGGACGTATTAGATGCTGTTCTATATGTGTAGGTGACGTTGTCAATAGAAGTAACGCCCGTGATACCCACAGGGAACAGCATTTGATCTTTTGCTGTGTCTTGTAGTACCGCAATGCTTGTACTTGTCGTAGGATCTTGCACAAGAACGGCGTCACAAATACCATCTTCCGGTGTACCGTTATAGAACACAGAACGCACATTACGGAACGTGTAACCAGCACTGATGTTGATATCAAACAGATACAAACGATACACACAAGAAGCCGTACCCATTACACCACTGTCGTACATAATGCTTCGTATACGAGCTGTACCAATCTTTGTACCTTGAGGAGTAATGCTTCCGCTTGTTGTCATTGTACCGGCAGTGACGTATCCCTTTGCCGTATTGTAAAGCTCAACCGTGTCGCCGGCTATGAACTTAAAGAAGCCTGCTAGTTCCTTCACATAAAGGAAGTTACCATAGTTGACCGTAACACTGTGGTTGCTTGAATTCGAGGTCGTCTGCGAGCGCTTGATATCGAGATAGTTGTTGTATGATGTTGATACACGGTATCCACTAATGTAAGCAAACCCCGGATCAATTAAAACGTTGATATAGTTATTGTTTGCTACATTCTTATCGCGCGTTGTAACGCTGAACATATCACCGACATAATCACCAGCCGATTCACGCGTACGTCTAGCAAATTCTTCTGCTAGCCCTGAATACACCGTCGAACGATTTTCTTTATAAGGGAATCCTTCTTTCCATTCAGCAAGAACGAAGAACTCTGCGTTTGCTGAAGCCTCATCGATTGTTTTCTTAATAAGTTTAGGAACCAACTGCAAACGATCAGCACCTGGTGCTGCAAAGTTTGTCGTGTTTGAGGCGTTGTCATATAACGTATCATCACTGCTTGCCGTTATTACTGTTTCAACAGTATTGAAACCAACAGATACGTTGTTTGGTGATGTTGTAAACTTATCCACAACTATGATTTGTGGATCAACGCGGAGGAAGTGTCCCTTTTGGTAGATAACACCCTCTGAAACACCAAAAGCATAACCCGTGCCAACTGAATTGATTGAGTTGTTACCAACGGTAATTGTTGTTTTATAGTTTTGTGGTACTACATTTAAAGAGGGGTTTGAGTAGGATGCAACTGCGTTTGCTGTTTTGATGGTCACGTGAGGAAGGATTGTATAATCACTACCACCGTCCGCAACCGCAATCGATTGCACAATACCCAACGCATCCGTTGTTAAATAACCCTGCGCACCAGATCCGTATATTGCCACGACGTTTGCTGTTGCAGAGGTGTTTGCATCGACAACGTTGACGCCTTTCTGTAATGTCCACGCTGTAGATGTAACAGCGGTATTTGTCAAATCATCAAGCAGCGGCTTAACGCCCAAGACGACTGTGTTTGAAACAATTGTTGTATTAACGTAGAGAATCTGCGCACGTGCACCGCCGGCTTGTGTAATCGTATCACCAGCATTAAAAGCGCCTGAGTTGCCAGAAATACCAATAGCGCTCATGATGACAAGGGAGTCAGCATTTGCAAACCCAAGACCACCACTCTGAACGTTGTACTTAAAGATTTCGTTATTTTTGCTAAAGATTGTTAGCGTTTCGCCAGGTGCAAACTGCGTGTAGGAGATATTACCGTTTGAAGTGTCGGGATCAGAGCTGTTTATGTATTGTAGATACAGCGTCTTCAAGTCGGGCGTGCGCGACTCAAGACCATCTTCATAGTTAACAATACGCGCTGTTAGGTTAAGACCGCTCTTGATAAAATAGTCGACATATGCTTGAGGCACAGACGGTTGGCCATCACCCTGTACGTCAAGAATCTTCACATAGTTATAAACAGGAATATAAGAAAAGTTGACACCGCTGACAATCGTGCCAGACTTAAAAACGTGGTCCCCAAACCGCTCGATCTGGCTTTGAAGCAGCGTTTGAAGCTGGTTAAGTTCGCGTGTCTGAACAGCAACACCAGGCTTAAAAAGTACTTTATAAAAGTCTTTTGCCTGGTTGAAATCGTCAAAGTACGGACTTATGTTATAAGATTTTTCTAATGGCATCTTTTTCTCTTAAAAACTCAAAATAATTTTGATTGTTTCTGATTGGGTATTTGAGCGCGTTATTGCGTCTGTGTTCTCCAAATAAATCACTTCACCTGAACCAACAACAACATCGGGTGGGTATGAGGTTGTTACGTTTGCCGAAGCCCCACTCGTCACGCCGATAATACTATTCCCTGTATTTATTGTGCCTTTTAGGTGCGTCAAATAAAGATTTGTTGACGTACTGCCATGGAAAATTGCATTAGCTAGCTGTGAATCTGTCTGATACACATACTCATTTTGTGTAAACTGGCTACCAGACAGCATTGTGTAGGCATAACGTCGACGCTGATCAAACGTTGTAAACGATTTTGACTGACCGTTTATTGTGTAAGATACAACATTACACGTGGCAGATGAGTTAGCGCCTGTTACCACTGCGCTACTTATGAATGTGCCATACACATTTGTCAACCCAAGCGTATTCAGACCATCAAACGAAGTGACTACGCCCGTTGCCAAGCTGTTTGCCTGTTGGACCGTCTCTCCTATATTGAAGGCACCTGTCAGACTGTTAAAGGTTAGTTCGACGTTTGCAAATAACGGGTCTTTCAAAATACCAATTGTTCTGTATCCATTGTACGTAGGTATTGTTGCACCTTCACTATTTTCAAACTTTACACTTAGAAGAAGTGATGAAGCTCCTAGCTCATATTCCGGATCAGATCCATGACCGCCTTTTGGACCCATCACGACACTTAGCACAGCTGCGTTTTGCACACCACCCGTGTTACCAGTAACAATAGCAGAGGCATAAGTGTAACCACGGCCGCGACTAATAATCTCTATCTGTGAGATGCTATTTGCTGCAGATGTATTAACAAGAGCGCGCGCAACAGCGTTTGTTCCGTCACCTGTTACAATAACATATGGTGTTATTTCATATACCGACGTTGTATCAGGATTGATATTGAACGCAGACTCAATCTCTACTGTCTTCGAATTACCCAAAACTGTATAGTTTACAATACGGCGACCTTGACCTTGGCCCGTACCGGATATAATATACATAAAGCTTCCATTATAAAAGTTACCAGCAGCGGAAGCTGTATTTGCTATGTTATAGTACAGCGGGTTACCACCAACACGTAGATCAGGCGATGTAAATGTTCCCGTCAGATAGGTATTGTAGTTAGATCCGCGGTAGCTAAGTGTAACCACATCTATAGCACCTGATACCGCGTTACCTACGACGTTTGCGTTTGGCACGACAGGCATGAAATCTTGTGTTGCAAACTTTGCAAACGTTGTACTGTCTACGGAGTACATATACTTCCACACGTATCCGTCTTGGGTACTGTAGTACTCATCGTCGGGATTTGTCTCAGAACGGGTAGGCTGTGCTGTCGAGTTTGCTCCCCCGTTATTATCAAGACATTTAAAAATATGATACTCTGAGGCTGCATTTACACAAACGTAAAACGGTTTATCCGCCAATGACAAATCACTTCTATATGGTGTATACACTTCGCCCGATGTCCAGTTGTGACGTGGCACTACAGCAGCAACATCGTTCACGGTTACACGCTTACCAAAAATCATTTCATCATAAGCATGGTACAAAGTACTATCAACGCTGTTAGTGATAGACGGAACAACGTCACCGGTAAAAGGCACGTGCTGACCCGCAAACACATAGTACGTGCTATTGGCTGTTTCGTTAATTGACTCGCGGAACTGTTTTACGTTGTGGAGTCTGAAATAGTTTGTAATTAACTGGGTCATATTTTTAAATTAGCTTATTTCTATCTTATTTATCGTATCACCAACAATGACACTCATCGGCATTGTGGCTTGTGATATGCTTTCTACAGCACCAAATATCTTTGTACCGGCGACGTGTGTTATTGTTTTCAACACGTCAACGTACATATCAAAAGGCACCTTTGTTTCAACTTCGTAACTGTATTCTTGATAGTAATCATTGTCGTGCAACTTTTTATCTGCATCGAGAAAACTACCAGTCGAAGCATAGTAACCAGATCCTACGCCTTGCTTCTCCAACAATGCAACAGCTGTCACTTGATAAATGCTGTCCTCGCTTGTCAGCGTGACAAGTTCTTGGTCAACGTAACCAAAACCTGAATCCTGCACGCTCAAATCCGTCACGACACCAAGTGCAGTCTGAACGTTTGCGGATACGTTTGCATTCAAACCGATAACCTCGGTTGTTCTATTTTCATCAACTACTGTAACGTTTGCTGTCGCACCTGACGTGCGGCCAACAATTGTCTTTCCCTCGACAAAAGTGTTTTCGAGCGTTATTCTTTTAATGTGAAGCACGGTTGTATTTGATGTATCCTGTACAATACCGCGCGCGTTGGAAGTTATTGTTACATTGCTCACCGCAGTAACGTTTGCCGTAGCATTGGAGGTTTGTGAGTATAGTTTCGTTGAGTTATTTGACGTATTTACAAAAACACCAGAGAAAGTCTTTAATTTAAACGAACCTGCGCCGCCCGATAACAAACCTTCACTGACGATACCGTCAGCACGAATTGCATTGTTTGGATACTTCTGATAAACACGCTCACCAATAAAAGGCGTGTCCGTAACAGTACCGTTTGCCGTCACGCCGCTAAACGAAACAACGGTTATCTGACGGCCGACACTATCAAGTGCTTGCTGTATTTGCTCTTTTGCAATAAAGCGGCCCGTTGCTGTTGCGGAATCTACTGTCAAAACAATATCATGATGATTGTACGCAGATACCTGTGGCTCAATAATTGCAACAAACGGGTCCATATTGTATTCGGCGCCTGGGTCAATACCAATCAACGATGCAATAGAGCCAATAGTTTTTGATTCAAAACGTAGCACATCAAATAGAATACTATCTAAGTTTGAGCTTGGGTATTTTGGAAATCCAAAACCTCCATATGCTGTGTCGCCTGTACTCAGAGCTTGTGGCACACCATATTGTAGCGCGGCGCCTGAGTTGTTGCCGTTGAGATTGATACCAGAATTATTTGACGTGTTGTATATACTATTAAACGTATGACCTGTCTCAGTGTTTCCTGAGGTGAGGTTAATTGTAGTTGTGCCAGCCTGCGTCGTAGACAATCTAAACGTCGATCCATTCGCCTGCGCAATGTAATATCCGCCGCCACTCGTGAGACCGCCAATGGCAGAGTTACCAGTAGCAACTTGATAAAGGACGTACTCGCCGTTTGCAAAGCCGTGGTTGTTTTGTGTTATTCTTCCTGTTGTATTGGAAATGTCCGTGTTTGCGTTTACAGTAATATATTTTGACTGGTATCCAGCGTAACGTACCTTTTGTGTATTGTTACTTGATATGAAGTCTGGCGTTAAAAACACCGTCTCTACGTCTGTCAACTCGCCTATTGAGAATGTTGCACCATAGCCGGTACTAACGTTTGATACAGCAAATGAGGTGTTACTTTCTCTTCCTGTTATTCTTGCGTATGGCGTTGGAACAAACGCACCGCCAACTATTTGATTGACACCTACATGAGTGGTGTTATAACCAACAACATTTGCCGTGACTGAGCGATCATAATATGCTGTAATAACAGCTGTTGTCCCATTACCACTCGTTGCAAATGTAGTGTCGTAAGAAGCAACGTTGCCTGTACGAGGAGCTACGACCAAATAACCAGCCGTTGTGTTTGTCGTTCCAATACCAACAATCACAGCGTTAGCAATCACAACACCGTTGCCGTCATAGTTTTCTATCACCGTACCAACGGTGAAATTGTTATTGTTTGGGGATGCTGTTGTATAAGCTATGTTTGCCAAGGACTGGTTGATAACCTCAAACCGTTGGAAAGTTGTTATCAATGAGTTTGCGTTTTGACCATTTGCAACTTCGAGTACTTTTGATGAAATAACGACGTTAGCAGTGTTTGAGTACCCCCATCCGCCACTCTCGTAAGCATCTTTAAAAATAAATGTGACTTTACCTGTCTGATCGGAAACACTTGTTACTCGGGCTACTCCTTGCTTACCGTTAGATGATGTAATGTTAAACAAATCACCAACCTTGAACAAGGCTCCGCCAGTTCGGACCACTAGATTTGTCAGAGAACCAATTACAACAGGAGCATTGGCAAGCACACGGTCAACCGTTGTTGTAATTATTTCCCCCGTCGCAAAGTCACCTCTTATGTTACTCAAGTAGATAACATCGACGTACTTTGTCCCTATACGGCGTCTAATTACGCTTTCACAGAATGCTTTTGCGCCGGTCGTGTTGCCAATGATCTCTTTACCAACGTACTGCTTTGTGCGTTCCGTAGTTGTAAGTTCAAGGTAACGAGGTACAACCCACTGACCGTCCGATAGCTTGAAAACATCCTGACCTGGGTATTTTACTTTTGCTTCTTGATTAAAAAGACCTTGGATAACAAACTGTACGCCAAGCTCCGTTCCCTTAACGTGATACAATCCAACAGCATTACGAACAAACTTTCGCGAATCTATTTCCGTATCGAGAGGAAGACCCTTAATGTATTTCTCTTTAAAGTGATTGATAAATTCGTCGGATGTCTTATCAATATCACGTATATTAAACAAGCTGCGAGAAGCGCCCAACGCGTTGTTTGTTTGTTCCATCCAAACATAATACTGCTTTACAAAATCTATAAAGCGCGGACCCTCAGAGCGGTAAAATTCCGGAAACTGAGACTCTACGAATGGCGATATGAACTTCTCGACTTCTCTCATCTCTTGATACCTACAACGTTAACGTCGACATCGTAATCATCTATAAGTAAAATTGTACTCTTTTTGCTTGATACGTTTTGTGTTCTTGGTGTCGCGCGCAATTCAATATAGTTGCCAGCATAGCTATCAACTGTTAAAGCACTGATGACGACTTTGCCTGTCTCGTAGTCAATTGTTCCCACCGGTCTCACAACGCTAACTGCTTGCGCCGCCTGCGTTCCAACATAAATGTTACCGAGAGAATCATCAACCAATAAGCACGGTATACCGTTTACGTTAAAAATTGAACTTGTCAGTGTATGACCGTAGTGTATTTCATCCGCCTTTAGCTTTACACCTGTTTCCGTCTGTAACTGGTTATCAAACGTCGTTACAATGTTTGTTGCTTTGTTTGTTGGTATTACTACACGACGAACAAGTTTAATTTTTGTATCATTGGACACGATACTTGTATCGGCGTTGTTTATTGCATCACTAAGTTCGCTGATAAACAGTGTTGATTTAAAGTCAGAAAGTGAAGTGAGATTGTATCCACTGATCCCTGCCTGTATCAGTGACTTAATATCCAAGTACGTCTTCATTGTATTGTTGACGTTGTACAGTACTGTAGAATTTACACGTACGTACATGAAGTCTGGATCAACAAACCCAACGTTAATTGTAAGTGGCGTCTTTGTTCGAATGTAGTCGAGATACGCCTGCTTACGCGTCTCCGGCGCCCCGTCAGCGTCAGCAACGTCAACAGATATGAACACTTTACCAAACTGCGGCGGATCTGCTTCTTCACCTCCAAACACACTTATTGTTTGAATATCAGCAAATCGTGACTTCAGTAATGTTTCGTAATCCGATGACGTAACTGCACGATCTTGTGCTTGGAAACTTCTTGGCGCGTTGAATCTAATTGAGTCGACTGTCTCCGCAACTGAACCACCAGTAGCCGCCGTTATTACACTAACACTAACGTTTGCATGTCCATCGATAGGTCCATCGACAACAAACCGTGTCGCCCCGTTTGGCAGTTCTCCTGATGTAGCTCTATATCGAGCAACAACGTAGGAGCCATTTTTTGGTCTTCTACCAAAAACGTTATCACCAAACAACACTTCGTATTGTGAATTCTCTGCTGCTTGTACAAAAAACACTTGCGAGGAATTTTTGACTCCAATCAAACCATACGATTGCGTGTATGTAAGTTGCGTCGATCCGCTATCCTCATATACGACCAAATCAATCTTTGATGTGTCAACAGTTTGATTAGATAATACAAATCGCTGATTGGTGTTTGCACCATCAACAACAAATGTGTCTGTTATAACACTACCCTCATACACATCAACATCAAGAGAGAACACACCATTGTTAGATGTTGTCAATACTACCGCTTCATCTGTTGAGAATGTGTATGTGGATGATCCAACCCGAGTAGTAAAGGAAGTAAATTTTGGAACGGCAACGGACGATACGGTGGTTCCTGGTGTTATGTCAACAGTTATTTTTGCTTTTGAAGAGACAAAAGAGCGAGGGAGATAGTTCAATTCCTTTGCATGAGAGACAATGCTATCCCGTAACTGTGCGGAATCCAAAAACATTTCACTGGCAACCATATTTGTATAGTAGCCATTTAGGTACGTGTTATACGAAAGTAAATCGAGCAAAACGTTGATGTTTGCTCCATCAAAGTCTACGTCTTTGAATTGTGTGTTTGTCTTTAGAAAGTTTTTTAGATTGCTTTTGATTGCAGCAAAATCTAAACCAACTAGATCAATACTTGTGTTGGCCATTAGCGGATCCTATTGAGAATAAGTTCGAGAATTACAGGTTCTTGCTTATTTATTACCGTGAAAGCAATCGTTGCTTGTATAGTTTGTGTGTCCATGTCCGAAACAACTTGAACTTGTTCAATCTTTGCTCTTGGCTCATAATTCTCTACGGTTGTTTTAATAAGATCTTCGAGGATTTGTTCCGTTGCGGGAGACATCTGTTCAAACAACAAAGCACGTATATCGCTACCGAGCGTGCTGTTAAACAATCGATCTCCTCTATTTGTGAGTAATAGATTTTTAATCGAACGTTTGACAGCTTCTTCATTTACGTGACGGACAAGGTCATGCTTAACAGGATGAGTGTCAAAATCAATCAGGAAATCTGAAAAAACTTCCGTTGTTGTTTTTAGTGGTGAAGAATTTATCTTTTGTAAAACAATTGCCATTTATCCCCCTATAAGCACGGTCGAAGAACCTTGTGCGATTGGCTGGTTGCCAGCGTTGTCATCGTTAGTAACAAGATCGCCGAGTCTTGCTGCGCCGTTAGAGCCCTTGTTGATGTTAACTGTTGAGCCGTTGATTACAACAGGCCCGTCAACGTCGAGTGTGTAGCTTCCATTCACTTTTATATTAACGTTACCTTGTATATAAATTGTTTGATTTTTCTGGACGATCTCAAAATCATCACCAACAATCTTGTTTACGCGGCGACCGTCTTTATCAATCTCTTCGTACGTTCCTGATCTGTGAAATGTATGAAGTCGTTCGTTGTTCGGAGTATCGTCAATCTCGATCAAGTGCCCTGATTCGGTCTGCGTGACTTTATTGTATGGATATTTTGCATTGAATGCTGATGTCGGCTCAATCCCTACTTGATTTTTATTTATTGATTGTTGACCGGTCGCTGCAAGCGGTATGTCATCAACACCAGGCAGAACACCAAGTATGATTGGTACCATGCCTTCCTGTCCGTCCATAAAAAATCCTACAACTGTTGACCCGACTTGGATTCCCGTTGGAGAGATCCCAACGCGCTTAAGGCTTGCGCTAACCATTGGCATCATTACTGTTGCCCATGGTAATTGATCTGTTGGTGCCTCAACCTTGTCCCCATGTATACCATGTGCGCGAACTTTTAATCTGCCAATCTTTTTAGGATCTTCCCTGTCCTCAACGACACCAATAAACCATCTAAAGCCTTCCTGGCCTAACGCTTCTGTTGTCATATTACATTCCCATTGTAACACAATCAAACACTATTTGGTGTTTTGATTTTGTGCTTGGCGTTATCATGTGTCTTATACGCGTAACCAGATAGTTGCCGCTGAACGTTTTGTCTTCTTTTCTTTTGCCCGTAAGCCCCGATGCTGCTGGCAACTCCAAAGTAACCATATCACCTACTTTCAGACCCGAATCACCATGAATCATTACTCTTGTTACGTTTGAGTTGATTAGAGCAAGAACAGATCCCCTCAAAGCAAGCGTAGTATCGATCAACGTGTCAGGTACTAGTGTGTTTTTTGCAGATACGAAGTTTTTTGGGACACCGCTTCCAAAGTCTTTAATGAATGCGTCCGTCCCAGGTATCTGGTCTGTATTGTTAAACTTTTCAAGTTTATTAAAAACCTTTTGAAAGTCAAATGGCGTTTCCTCAAACTTCTTTGTGGCCACGTCAAACGTTTTTGACACGCCCTTGAAAACACCATCCATCGCCTTCATGTTAGAATCCATATTAACAATATTTTGAAAATTGAGGATCGTCCGCCACGAGTTTGTGATTGTTTCCTTTGTGCCTGCTGTTGTATCCTGTGCATTGAATATGCGAGTGCCGATGTTTTTCTTTCCCTCCTTCACAAGCCCCTCAAGGGTTTTGAAGTTAAATCCCTTTTGGTTTTCAAAGAAAAAGTATAACGAAAGTGGCATGTCTTTACTTACTGCACGCTGACGGCACATATCAATGAATTGTAATGGCGACAGGCGAGGAACGGCAAGTGTTTGAATGCCTTTTGTTTCATCAACAATTATTGGTTTCTTGCTTTTAAGATAGTTTTGCAATACGTCTGGTACAATATTCGATATAATGTTCTGATACGACTGCGTAACGAGCGACGACCCGTTTGTCAGATGTTCTTCACTAACACAACGAAGAGTGAACGTAGTTGCCTTACCGTTCAATCCCTTGTTAACGTCGCAAACTTCAAATGAGCGAAACTTATAGGTTGTTGTCGTACTCATACCAGGTGTTTCAAATTCAATGAACACTTGCTCCTCGCCAATAATTGGAAAGTTATCAAGCAAACCAATAGCGTCATTGAAGTAGACTGCAGCGTAAAGAGTTGGCTTTGATATGTCCTCAAAGATATCAAACCCCTGGACCTGATCCATAGGGGATACACTTGCTTTCAACGTTTTGTTGACGAGCTCGAGACGTTTAATGTTTACGTCACCTGGTTCAAAAATTCTCTTCATTGCTGTAACAATTCTTTCATGTCACGTTCAATTTTGTTTACATAAACGGACGATACAAGCTGTATGTTTCGTTTTGCCTCGTTCATTTCATATTCGTATTCAAAGTATGTAACAGGCGACCAATACGTCAACTCATCCTGTGGTATACACCACGTTGTGACGTTAGCAGTTGTTATGGTGGCATTTATACTTGCGTTGTTACCAGCATATACCATGAAGTTACCCGTACTCCACACACCGTTGATGTGTTTTAATATTACTGTGGTTGTATTTGCAAACGCTACTGTTCCCACTACAGCACCGGAAGGTGGATCTTGTTGTAATTTATATTTGACTACGGACGAGGTAGTAGGCACCTCATTGAAAGTGCCTGTCAAGGTAACAAGCGCGTTTGTTTCCACCATTAAATCTTGTTCTTTGCGCTGATAATTGAGAATGGCTTCATTGTAACCTATAATTGGCTGCCAGTATTGCTTTGCGCCAGCTGGTAAAGCGTTGAAGGCTGCTGTTGAAATTACGCGGTCATCCGTCTGATAATTTGTTCTATAAAACGCCTTTTGAAGAGAAGCGTTTGCGACTGTCCCGTACTTTGTAACAATTAGTCTTTCCATTTCCTCTTGCGAGCGTGGCCATTCATAATATGGATCAACAATGTCATTACTGAAATAAATCAACCAATCATATGACGAATCCTCATAATAGTTTTCTGCTATTTGATCTGGTCGCTCACCTTCCTTCACCGTATAAGAATAAAAGACGGCAAGGTTCTTTTGGACACTTTCTTGAAATTTAACTTTAGCAATAATGTTTGTTACTGCATTATTGCCGTAAAGAACTGTTGGAAAATGACTGAAAAATGAAGACATATCTTTTTAAGGTTTTGGAGCTGATGATGGTGGTGTTGTTGGTGAGGGAATAATGCTTGCTGCTTTTTCCCCCAAGTCGCGACGAGTAAATACTGTCGACTCCATGAACGTCATACTTATTTCAACAATAACAGGGTCGCCTGTTTTAAAGAACGCTGGTCCGTTTGGTGCATAGTTGACAGAAAGGCTTTTCAAAACACAGCGCTTTATTTTGAAAGATTCCATTGTACCTGTAGCAAACGATATATCACATATATCCGGATACGTGAAAAGAGAATCTGCACCCTCCGTTACGTTTGGAAGCATTCTTATTTTTAACTGACGAATAATTTCTTTAACTTTTGCTAGCTCCGCGGCTGAGTTTGGAGCTAAACGGTATGAAAACGAATGCTCTCTCAGGCCTATGTTTCTGAAAGCAACAGCCATGTGCGGGTTTGGAGCAACGCCGGCTGCTATTTCAGCAACACCAGCGGCGCGCTCTGATGTTGCTTTTATTGCACCCAAGGCTCCTGCTCCTACAACAGCAGCTGCACCTGTTGCAACCTGCTTTCCGTCGACGGGGGGACCTGAGTAGTCTTGTGCTTGACGTTGACCTGCAAGTACAGACGAAGCGACAGCACCCACGATAGGGCCAAGAGCGGGTGTATCGTAATCGACACCGAATGTTTCCGTAAGGTTACTTGGAATAGGAAGTATAATATGCGCCGTTGTTTTATCTGCTGGCTTTGAAAGAGCGACCCCTCGTTGATATTCCTTGAATGAAAATAATGTGTAGTACTTCATTTGTGCTGGGTATTCCAACGGCCCAAGAGGACGCTGGTTATTTTCCATTGCCTTCTGTGGCGAGGTTCCAGCCCCTGCTCTTGGGTTACCCTGAACGTCGGTTGGTTTGAAGAAGCTCTTTATTTTTGCCGAAGCTGTACCTGCGGCACCTTGGGCCGCCTCCGATAGACTTCCAACGCCGCTCTTAATTTTATCTGCAACGTTATCGACAAATGCTTTTGCACTCAGTGAGCCGTTTTGACTGTATGCGACATTTACGTCTGGCATATAAATATTTCCTATGAGTTATAAAGGCTTCTTCAAACCTAGAAATCCTGCAAAATACAAAGGTGATCCTACGAAAATTGTTTACAGAAGTTCGTGGGAGCTTCGCTTTATGTCTTATTTAGACACGCATAAAGATATTGAACAATGGTCCAGTGAAGAGTTTTCAATACCATACCGTTCACCGATTGATGGGCGAGTTCATCGCTATTTCCCTGATTTCCTCGTCAAGAAGATCAATACAACCGGCATTGAGGAAACGGTGGTTATTGAAATAAAGCCTGCAAAGGAAACAGGACCGCCCGTAGTTAAAAAAAGACCGACCAAACAATATTTAGAAGAAGTTTACAAATGGGGTGTAAATAGTGCTAAATGGGAGGCGGCCAGAAAGTTCTGTGCCGACCGTAAATGGAAGTTTATGATAATGACAGAACACGAACTAGGAATCAAATACTGATGGCAACAGAACGCACACAACTTTTCACAGAGATACTCACGACAGCAAGGGATCCTGTAACTTCTCAAAGCAATGCAAGAAATTGGCTCCGCGAACAAGCCATGTCCGTGAAGTCAATTCAAAATCCTAAGTCTCTTGTTACGCAACAATCAGATAGACTTGTTACTCGGCTGGTCCCGCAGAGTATTGGCCGAATGTACCTGTTCATGTATGATCCCAAAACAAAAGATACACTCCCATACTACGATAGATTTCCGCTCGTGTTTCCGTTCCAACAAGCACAAGGTGGGTTCTACGGAATCAATATGCACTACCTACCACATATGCTTCGAGCCCGTCTAATGGATGCTCTGTATGCAACTGCAAATAACAAAAACAAAGACGATACAACGCGCCTTAAGCTAACATATGACATATTGAACAGGTCTGCTCGTTTTAGATTTTTCAAGCCATGTGTCAAGCACTACCTAAATAACCATGTAAAATCAAGATACCTTTGGATTCCTTATGAACAATGGGACACGGCGCTGTTTCTCCCACTTGAAAGGTTCGTTGGTGCTAACAAACAAAAAGTGTGGCGCGACAGTCGCCAGATAATCGGAGTGTAAATGTCCTTAAACACAGCAATGAATGCAATCGGCACGGCCGTTGCATTGAAGTCACTACTCGGTGGAGGTAGCTCCTCACCGGGCGGTAAACTTTCTAAGTTCATGGCCGAAATCCGTGAAACTTCCGTTGCGCGTACGAACCTGTTCGATGTTACAATGTCGGCACCAAGGATCCTTTCCGGTTCCCCCGTTGCTGAAAAGATTTCCCTCTATGCGGAGGGTGCCCAGCTTCCTGGTTTGAATATTCAGACAGACGATAGTATCAAACGTTTCGGTGTTGGCCCACAAGACAATTCCCCCTACGCCTCCGGAGTAAATGATATAACACTTTCCTTTATCGGAGACGGGAAAGGGGATGTGTATAAGTTCTTCTACCGGTGGATGCAGGGAATTGTACGCTCGGATTATAACGTATCAGGCGCTCGTACTGGTTACAACGGTCTTGCTCCATACGAAGTCGAATTCAAACGTGACTATGAAACGACAATCAATATAAAGACATACAACGAGCAGGGTGATGTAATTTTCGATTACAAACTTCTCAACGCGTTTCCAAAAACATTGCCAGATGTTTCGCTTAGCTGGGAAGATGGCAACATGATGAAGTTTTCTGTCACGTTTTGTTACCTACAGGCAGAGCTAGCAAACGTTGACCAGCCCCTTGCGCTTACAAAGAACGGTCTCAATCAACTAACACCTTTCCAAAAGCTAGTGAAGATTGGTACTGCTGTCCAGACGATTGCGTCACTGAAGAGACCACGTGGCGTCCAAGATGCTCTCGCCTCTGCTACAACTATCAAAAATATATTTTAACTGATTTGAGGAGTTTATTATGGCGTTACCTATCGCAAGCCATCCAACGTTTAGTCTTGTTCTTCCTTCAACGAAGCAAACAATCACCTTCCGTCCTTTCCTAGTTAGGGAAGAAAAGATCCTTCTCATTGCTCAGGCTGGTGAAGATCAAGCTGACATGGTCCGTGCAATAAAACAGGTCGTACAAAATTGTATTATGGACCCAAACGTAAACGTAGAAACGTTTACTACGTTTGATCTGGAGTATTTCTTTATCAAGCTAAGGGCTAGATCTGTTCAAAACCTTGTTACACTTGCCTACAAAGACAACGAAGATGGTCAGATATACAACGTCGAGGTTGACTTGGATCAAGTGGAAGTGACTCAGGACAGTAATGTTTCGAATAGACTTGAAACAGCACCGGGGTGTGGTCTTTTACTAAAATACCCAACGATGAATATTCTTGAGGCTGTCGAAAAAACAAGCTCAGCGGCTGATTTCAGTTTTGCTATCCTTCAAGCATGTCTAGAGGCAGCGTATGATGAAAACAACGTTTATAAATTTGCTGATCATACACAAGCGGAGATCGAGCAATTTATTAACGACTTGGATATTAAAACGTATCAAGCAATTCAACAGTTTATTGAGGCAATGCCTCGTATAGAGCACGTGATTAGTTATACAAACTCAAACGGTAAGAAGGTTAATATAACACTGAAGTCACTAACTGATTTTTTTACGTTGGGCTGAGCCACAATACGGTAGCTAACTACTACACGTTGTTATTTTCAATGGTTCAGCACCATAAATATTCATTAACAGAACTCGAAAACCTGTATCCTTACGAACGTGATCTCTATGTCGATATGCTGAAAGAATACTTGGAACAAGAACAACAACGATTAAGCACTAAGTAACACAATGGCATTCGACGCCGACTACAAAAAAGCAGCTAAAGAACTTGCCTTACGGAAAGTTAGCAAAGCCTTTCTTGGTAAAGGGTTAGTCGGCCGTCTTGTCGAAAAGAAACTCGATGCAAAATTTGGTGGTGATGGAGGCGAGGATCCCCAAGTAGAAGCACTAACTGAACAGCAAACAGTAATACAACGTAATCAAGCAACGCTCGAGCGTATTGAACGTGTTGTAATGAATATTGCTGACAACATTTATAATATTGCTGGCATGTTGGGCCATCAAGTGACCTCTATGGAAGAGGCTCGTCGATTCCAACAAGAGCAGCTTTCACGTGATAAGGCAGCAGCAGAAGAAGCTGCAAACGAAACAAAGGCCGTTCTTCAACCAACAGCTGCCGCTACAACAGGCGGTGCAGGTGGCGACAAAAAAGAAGGCGTGCTCGGTCAGATATCCGGCGCATTTATAAAACAACGGTCCGCTGTAACCGGTCTATTGAAAAGATTCGCTGTCGTTGCTGGCGTTGTTGCTGTGGGCACGGCTGCTACCGCGGCGGCCGCTTATGCTTTGTCCTCGGCCGACCAAGAAGAAGAACAGATAGCAACATCAGCAGAAGGTGTACCACAAGGAGCGATACCTCAACTGCCTGAAGTCAAAACGGACGCTATACCACCGCCGCCTGCCGCCGCGTCAGCGTCACCTGCAGCAGAAGAAGCATCACCCGCTCAAACTTTAGGATCAATGATGACGTCAATGACGTCGCTTGCATCCGCTCTTCCACAAACACCTGCAGCGACAGAACCAGCTGCCACTCCTGTCACCCCACAAGCGCCACCACCAGCTGCAACACCAATGCAACCGCCGCCGGCGGCCGCATCTGCACCAGCAGAAACCGTAACAACAGTTGGGCCAACAAAAGAAGAAAAAATAGCCGCGCTTAAAAAAGAAAAAGAAAGCCTTGACAAACGTATTGCTTACAAACGGCAAATATCAGAAAGCGCTATTCAAGGTATACACAAAAGAGGTCAAGCTGATACAGAAGAAGGCAGAGCACAAATAGAAAAAACAAAATCCAATATGGATTGGATGGAGGGTGAGGCTACAAAGAGAAAAACAGCAATTGATCTTGAAATCAAAAACCTGAAAGAATCGCCTTCTGCTCCCGCAGCAGCAACGGCCGGCGGCGGT